TAATTGAGTATAAATGTACATTATGTTCTAATTTGGGATTTTGGAATAATAAAAAATTAAATTTACAATTAGACCATATAAATGGTATATCAACAGACCAAAGATTAGAAAACTTGAGATTTTTATGTCCAAATTGTCATAGTCAAACAGATACTTTTTGCGCAAAAAATATAAAATTTACTTCTACTAAAAAAGTAGATGACAATGAATTGATTGATATGTATCATAAATGTAAGGGAAATATTAATCAAACTTTAAAAAATTTAGGAATTGAAAACGGAAGAAATTATAGTAGACTTTATAAGTTGATTGAATCAAAAATTTTAAATGGCTAGGTAGCCCAACGGCAGGAGGCAGCACTCTCAAAAAGTGTCCAGTGTCAGTTCGAATCTGACCCTAGCTACCATTTTTCTGAAAAACTTGTTTGACAAGTAAGTAAGATGTGGTAAGATGAAAGAGTAGTAAGTAATAGTTCTTTGTAAGTAATTTAAATGGGCGTGTAGACCAGCGGAAGAGTCAACAGACTTTAGCGTAAATTGAGTGCTTAGAGAGAAATCTCTAAAGTAGAATTTGTCAAATTCGGGGAAAGCTTAACTGCCAATCCCGAGCCAAGCTCAGAAATGAGAAGGTGTAGAGACTTAACGGCAAACATCTAAAACAGAAATGTTATGATGAAGAGAAAGTCCAGACCACAAAACAGAAATGTGTAATGAAAATTATAGTGGTACGAAAATCTGTAAAGCGGTGGTTCGAATCCACTCACGCCTACCATTTTTCAATAGTTCTTTAACAATTTAAGATAGTGGCGGAACAACGATTAGTTTAGTTGTAACGCACAATATATGGCGTTGAAAAACGTTGTATATTGGTTGGAGTAGGAATCATGGAGGGTAAGTCTATGGAGAATTTGAGGTCGTTCAACCCCAAATTTGAGCGTAACGGGACCGTAGCTAAAATATATGATAAATCGTAGCCCGTTGTGGGGAAAACAAAATCCCATCAGTCATTAACACAAGGAGTAATTACCCGTGTGGATTGTGGATGAATAACCAGTCGTGATTCTGAAACTTGGAGGTAATCATTAGTCCTTCCTATTTGAATTTAAATGCGGGTCAGGTGTAAAGAGAGCACGTTAGTCTACCAGACTAAAAGGCGAAATGCAAAGTTCGGACCCGCTCCAATTTTAACTTGGGCCAATAGCTCAATTGGTTAGAGCAGTGAACTCATAATTCATTGGTTATCGGTTCAAGTCCGGTTTGGCCCACCATTTAAAGTAATAAAAAACCCCCATCATTAATTTGGTGGGGTTTTTGTGGTTATTGTTTAGATTCTAGTTGTGAGATTCTATTTTCGAGTATTTTTATTCGTGTGGTTGTTTTTTGTAGTGATTAGCAATAAATATTGGTTTATATATCTTCATATTTTATGTTAATTCACGTACTATCAATGATGGATATACTGTGTATGTATTATCTATTGTTTTTATACCGATGGCTAAAACGTCACTGGTATTATCTATTTTTCTACCCAAACCATAGTATGGATCTAGTACAACCATTTCAGCTACACTATTAGCACTGGTACCAGCAAAATATCCAGTCGCTATAATTGTGCCTGGATTTGTTATAATATTACCAGCTGCAACTACAGCCACTTGTGTTACTACACTACCACTTGCATTATTATAAGTTACTGCATTAGTTACTGTAGGATTTACCAACAATTCCCATCTACCAGCAAATGTACTGCTATTACCAGGCTTTATTAACAAATCTAACTGTTCAGGTACTATTTGAGCTCCTTTAGAAGTACTACTATTATATCTGATAAATAATACAGCATCATATTGACTTGCTCCAATAGTAGCACCATTATTACTTGTAACAACCACTCTTTTGCCTGTATTATCAAAACCACCTTCACTTATGACTGTACTACATATTTGCGTCATCAAACTACCAGTTGTAGTATTTTTGTGGGTACTCATTTCGTATCTTATAGGCAAATTAGGATTACGTAAATAAACAGTATCCAAACTATTATAATTGTTTATTTCGTGTACATATATCAATATACCTTTTTGTACTACACCATATCTTACTCTACCCACACCTAACCATTCATAATCCATGGTATATATTTGTGCTTTAGTTATATCTAATGTATTACCCGATGGACCCAATCCATTCATCTTATCTAAGTTCCAAGTGCTTTGACTTATAAATGTATCAGTTTTTACACTATTTATTGTTTTTCTTAGTACCACACCAAAACTGCTACCACTTGTTTGGAAAAAGTATCCATCGTTATCATCAAAGCTACCAATGCTTTTCTTTATACCATCTATTTTAGTACCAAATTTGCCTGTGCAAATAATTTGCTGGGACTTTCCGGGTTGATATACAAATATTCTTTTGGTTTGTTTTATAGCTCTACTACCACTGGTATTAGTAACTTTGAATGTACTTTGAGCACTACCACTATTCCACGTTACTGTACTACCAGATATTGTTTTGATATCAAAATAGAAACTACCACTATCTACGATTTGTTTACCATCAAATAGAGTGGTTGGTTGACTTACTCTCCATTTACCGAAAGCGTCTATACTAGGACTATCAGCTGATAATATTCTTGTTTTTTCAAAATATGACATAAATTATAAAATTGTTAGAGTATCCAATATTGATTTGTACCATCACTTTGTATGGTCATATTTGTACCTCTATGACAAATACTTTGGGTAATATCATAGTCTATATAAGAAGCATTTGTTACCACCACGTTTACACAATGACCTGTGTGATCTATTTTTTTTATATTATAAATGTTTGTGTTACCCGATGGATTTGGCAATTTAACATCAAAACTACCACTAGTAGCATCACATAGAATAGTATAATCAGTAGTTTTTACTATAGTGTAGTTGTTATTGATTTTTCTTACTGGATAACTTACACCTGTAATTTGTATATAACTACTGGTCAGTGTATATAATGCCCAACTACTTGTAATTGGATAAGTACTGCCTGTATATAGTTGTGTGTTGACTGATCCTGATGGACAGTTACAATTGAGTGCATAACTTGATGTAAGATTTAAAAATTTTATTAAACTACCTGTACCGTCTAGAACTAAGCTACTGCTATATACTTGTAATAATTTTGGATATGACTCACAAATTTTTTGTGTATTTAGATTTTGTGATGGAAAAACTGGCATATCATATTATATTAATTATAAACCTTTTTGTAATAGATTTTTAATTAATTCTTTTTTTGCCTCTTTATTTATTTTTCCGTTTGCTTTTATCTTTTTGATTTCTTCGTTGATGTTCTTTAAAAGACTTTGTTTTGGACTATCTACAGGTTTTGATTTTTCAACGATAACTTTTTCTTTTGGTTCTTCTTTTATTTTAATTTCTACCAATGGGTTTTGTTTGATATTTTTGATTTCTTTGATTTCCACCTTATTGTAGTTATCAAATTCAACTTCACTTTCCCACGGAGTAACCAACTGATTTTCAACTATTACTTCCAATTTGATTTTTGCACTGTCTTTTTCTGTAAAGTATTTCTTTAAACTTTTGATTGGTACATTGATTGTATTTTTATCGACGTTACCATAAAACACAAGATTTACGTCTTCGCTTTCGAGGATCAAGCGAGCAGAACTGTTTTTGTATGATGCATTTTTAATTGCTGCTTCACATTCAAATGCAAAATCTTTATCCAAGTAAATTTTGTAGCTCATCGTCGTTATACTTTCTTATATTTTTAATGTCAACTCCTACCTCATTTAATGTATTAAGAATGAAGTTAACGTCATTTACTTTTATAAATATCTTTTTGTCGGGTATTTCAATAGTTTTCTTATATTTTTTATTTTGACACATTAATAATATGTCAACAAGTTTAGCTGTTTTTTGAAAATTCTTTAATTGAAAATCAAGCAATGCCTTTTGTTGATCTTCATAATTGTCAAAGGGATGATCGCCCCATTCAGCAGGATTTCTAGCTCCTCCCTCTAAAACTTCCACCACAGAAGCAATACAGTCTCCCCAAGTGAAACAATATGAACTCCACGTATCGCAAACGGATCCAAATGTATTAGTAACTGACATTAACTATAAGTAGTTATTATATTTTGATATTTTACTTGACCGCCACAAATAGTTGATATATTATAGTAGATAATATGGCACATTTAATTAAACTAAATCAATTGGATCTCAATCACGATAATACACGCAATTATGTTCCTATTCTATTTAATTTGGATAGGGCAATTAGTATGGAACCTAGTGTAAGTGGTAAACACACAGCGATTATTACAGCGCATAATGGTGCTGGTATCCGAGTAAAAGAAACACTTGATGAAATTTTAGCACTATCAAAAGGATGTGTCAAAAACGTTTTAAATGGCTAATATATGATTAATATAAAAAATATCAATGCTTCTGCTTATAGAGAAGAATTTATCAAAAACAGACGAGTTGTAATAGATAACTTTTTGACAGAAGAATGGGCTGAAAAGTTGTACAAATACTATACAACTGAGATGAATAAAGAGCATTGGTGTGCTACATATATGCCATCTCTTAGATATGAAGGTGATTGGGAATGGTGGCAAAATGTTCCTACCAACAGATATGTTATGGAACAAGCGTATCAACACGCTTGTAATGCCAGAGATAACAATTTGTTTAGTTACTTTTTCTTTAAAACGATGCCTGGGGTAATGGAAAAGTTCAATTGTACTGTTTATAATGAAACAATGGCTTTCTTTAACGGTAAAGAAATGATAGACTTCATCAATAGTGTAACAGATGTAAATATTACGACAGGTGATAAAACCTTTGTAAGTCGTTATTCTGAAAAATGCTTTTTAAGTAATCATACAGATGATGTAAATGGCAAACTGGCATTTGTGTGTCATTTAACCAAAGATTGGAATCCTGATTTTGGCGGGTTATATTTGGATTTGAGAGACAAAAACAATATTAGAGCTATTAATGCATCTTTTAATAAATTGGTAATTTTTGAAGTAACCTCTGGAGTTGCACCTCATTGTGTAACTCAGGTGGTCAATAATTCAAACAAAGAAAGAATTAGCGTATCTGGTTGGTATAATTAAAAATATAAATGTTATGTATATTCCTGTAGAACACGAAACTATTCCTCTTGTAGTAATTGATAATTTTCTTCCCAGAGATTATGTAAAAAAACTATATGAAGATTTTATTAGATTAAAACCACATTTTGGTGTACCACATTGGAGTGGTGGTTATAATGATGGACTTGCTTATAATCCAGATGAACCATTGAGTCCATTATGTACCGGACAAGATGTTTGGCTTCCGTTTGAAAAACAGAACCAAGAAAAAAATCAAGATCTGGGTTATTATATATCAAATCTAAGCAAATATATTTTTCACCAAGGAACACTGGATTTTCTAACCCACGCTAAAAATGAAGAATTAAATGCGTATTCCAAATACAGATATTTGTACAAGTATCATATCATCAACTATGGTGACGGTGGTTATTACAATTGGCACCGTGATTTATCTGTTAGTGGTATGACTTGGGATGGTATAGAGGTAAACAAACAAAACGCATTTACATTTGCGCTTACATTGGTACAAGATCCAAGTGTAATGAAAGGTGGAGAACAGTACTTTATGTACAAGAACAATACCTATAAGTTACCATTAACCAGCAATCAATTGGCTATTTTTCCATCTAGTGTGTTTCACGCTTGCAGTGAAATTACAGCGCCAAAGGATTTGTCTTGGGAAAACAAGAGATTTAATATACAAGCTTGGTTGTGTCACGCTTAGTTTATGAAATTCATTCACACGTATTTGGGTTACAACAATAACCGAGACGAATACAATTGTGAAATTTTAAATAAACAAGGCAATGCTGTTGGTTTTTGTAAGTATTACAAGGTCAACAGCTACGATGACATTGTATATATTGAATTTATTAATATAAGATATGAACATCGTCGCAGAGGATATGCTACGGCGATGGTTAAAGAATTACAAAGTCGTTACATACTAAAGTGGGATTATAGATTTAGTGAAATTGGTAGAAAATGGTATGACGGTTTGATAAAAAAACAAATTATAACCAATTGATTGTTATATTTATTTCTATAACATCAATATAATACTATTATGACCAAAACAGATTTAAAAAAACTTATACAAGAAGTATACGAAGAAGTAGCAACCGAAGTTAAAAAAGCTGAAAAAGCTGAAAAACCAAAGGCCGAACCAAAGGTTGAAAAGCCAAAAGCTGAAAAGCCAGTTGCTAAAAAAGCTCCAAAATCAGAAGATCCAAATAAGATTACCAAGTCATTTGTCAAGACAATTGACAAACACAGTGATAAGAACAGATTTGCTGGTGACCAAGGTGATGCTGACTTGTTTGGTAAAATCAAGAAAATACTTACTCCATATGTTGGTAGAAAACTAGAAGAAGCTGATATTGATAAGATGATGGAATATATGGAATGTGATGAATGTTATGAAGAAGGTGCAAAGCCTGACTTTTTGGATTTGGATAAAGATGGCAACAAAACTGAACCAATGAAGAAAGCAGCAATGGACGCTAAAAAGAGTAAAAAGTTAAAAGAAATTATAGAAAAAGCAAAAAACATTTAAAATAAAATCAATTGACCCGTTCAGAAATGAACGGGTTTTTTTGTGTAAAAAAATAATATGAAAACCCCGTGTAAAAGAATCTGTGTAGTAGTTGATAATAAACTATGTGAAGGATGTGGACGTACTTGGGAAGAGTTGAGGGATTGGTCGTTTTATACTGATAAACAACGTGAAGAAATAATGGAACGGTTGAAACACTTTAAAAGTAAGCATAATAGTAGATTTGAGTGATATTTATAACTATTATGAAGCTATTTAGAGATTTACTTTTAGAAAGTCCAGACACTGTGTATTATAAACGAAAGGTGTATAGTTATCGTAGCCCAGCGAATAAATGTGCTTTTCTTGTATATAAAGATGAAAAGAGTGGTAAAAACACTATATTTGGATATAGTGTTGTTAAAAAAGACTTTGTTTGTGATGATGCCGAAGTTTTAAAGGATATAGACGAATTATCCAAACAGCCAAGTGTTAAAAGTGCAATAAGTAACTTAAAGAATGGAAATAGTGGTGGTGGTCATTTAGATATAGAAAATCTTTTAAAAGGAATAGATAGATATGGCATTTATGCTGCTCCACTTTTGAAGGGTAGAATATTTGAAGTGGACGATGCTAAAGATATTGTAGATGATTCTGATTTAAAGATTGAGAGTACAATACCAAGTGGTAAAGCTATTATTGTCACATTTTGGGATTATAAAAAAGATAGAGTAATTCCATATAAAGATCAGTACGAGAAAGTAATAGAGTTAAATGGATATAATCCAACTGAATGTTTATATGAAATTGGCAGCGGAATAATTTCATACAATGAACTGTATGATAAAGAAGAACCTAAGAAAGAAACTCCTCCACCAGAATCTAAACCCTCTGATGTAGATAAAGCTGATGTGGTTTTCAAAGTGGGTGATAAAGTAAGACTGAAAGGTTTTAAGGATGTTGTTGGTGACGTAACCCATATTGACGGTGATTATGTTACAGTTAACATAACAAGTTCCAAATATTCACTTGGTCCGTTTAGACAAGGAAGAGATATTAAACAACTAGCATCTGGTATGGAACTTGTTCAACCAGATGTTGGTACCAAATCTTCAGACAGTTTCAAAGTGGGTGAAAAAATAAAAATCGTAGGAATGGATATAAAAGCGGATGTTACAGCTATTAAAGGTAATAATGTATCAATAAAGGTAACTGATAGTAATCTTCTAAGTGTTCCAGTTGGTAGTGAATTTGATTATCCCAACTGGGGACTTCAGAAAATAGAAGAGCAACCTAGTTTGGAACAAGTAATTCATAATAAGAATAAAGAGTTTGTAGAAAAGAGCGGTAAATTACATTCTGCTGGAGCAGTAGGAAAAAATGATAAACCTCCTACACCTGAAGAAAAGGCCGCATTAGAAAAAGAAGTTGATGGATTGGATATTGAAATCAAGATACTAAGAGATTTATTAGCTTCGGGTGAAAAGTATTATACAGATAATATAAAAGACGTTGTAGCTACATCTGTACAACGTAAATTGCATGCGTTGGAAAAAGAAAAGAAAAATAGATACAGTTTGATTGCTCAAGCTGAAAAACAATATGGTATGCCTATTGCACAAATAAGACAAAAGTACAGAGGTATACCATTGGATAAATTGGTTAAGAAAGAATCATTATACAAGAAACTATTGAAAGCATTACGAGGATGAAAATAAAGAAACTTAGAATTTTTGATCTGGATGATACACTTTTTGAAACTGAAGCCAAAGTTGTTGTTACTTCGTCCGATGGTACTAGTAGAGAAATTACCCCAGCTGAATATGCTGTATATGAACCACAACCAGGCGATAAGTTTGATTTTAGTCAATTTCAAACACTTATCAATCCAACGTTAATTCGTTCAATTGGTAAACGATTTTATAAAATAACACAATCTACCGGACCGGATCGTAAGACTGTGATATTGACGGCTAGAGGATCTGAAGCAGCGCCACACATAAGAGATATAATTAGAAAGTACTTTAGAGTAAATATTGAGGTAATCACTTTGGGTACTGGCGATCCAATGGCGAAGGCTAATTGGATATTGAACAAGATACAAAATGAGGGTTACAATGATATATTCTTTGTGGATGATAGTAGCAAGAATATATTGGCTACATATAGAACTATTAACAATTTACCCATAAAGTATAAGTTAGTTGATATTACTACCCCAAGAAAATATGAGGGTAATAATTTACCTATGAGTAATGCCAGTTTGAAAGAAATGTTGCAAAGTATAGTTTATAAAAATAAGTTAAAATAAGATGTTAATAGATACACCATTTATCAAAGATCCTACAATATCAGGATCTACAGTATTTACTGGGTCAATCAAAATACAACCCAGTGATTTATCTGTTCAACCCAATGCTGTATATTTAACAGTTGATAATAACACTGGTAAAGTTGGTAAATCCACTGTTATTTCAATCACCACAAGTGGTACAAGTGGTACTGCAGGCAGTAGTGGTACTAGTGCTACAGCTGGCACAAGTGGTTTAACTGGTTATCCAGGCAGTAGTGGTACCAGTGGTGCTGGATCTGTATTGTTCACAGGCAGCACGTATCCTATAACTGCAAGTTGGGCTTTAACGGCCAGTTATGCATTAAATGCAAATGCTGGTGGTACTCAATTGTATACTGGTAGTACTTATCCTATTACTGCAAGTTGGGCACTAAACGGTGGTACACAATTATATACTGCTAGCACTTACCCAATAACTGCAAGTTGGGCAGTTAGTTCCAGTTATGCTTTATATGCATTAAGTGGTGGTACTCAATTATTTACTGGCAGTACTTATCCCATCACATCCAGTTGGGGTATTACAGCTAGTTATGCTTTGAACAGTGGTACTAGTACTGCGGTATTGTTTACTTCTTCCTTTTTCAAGGGCGAAGCATTGTCCAAGATAACTTGTTCAGCTTATTATTCTTATTATCATTTAAGCACTGAAAACAATTTAAATATAAGACTTACCGGCAGCAAAACACCATCTGCTTTTTCAATTAGATTGGTAAATAGTGGCAGCATAAGTCATACTGTAAGATTATCACCATATAATACTATTGAATGGGCTGGAGTTGCTAGTGGATTTGACAGTACTGGATCAATATTGATGGCGGGTAATCAAGAGTTATTTTTCTCATTTATCTTTTATGATAATGCTGCTATTGGTAGACCTGTAAGCAAGTCTATAGCATTTATAACAGATTTAAAGACACCTGGTTTACAAGACAAAACCACTGCTCAAAATTTGTATATATTGGGCGAGGGATTATCAGGTATGGTATCTGGTAGCATAAATGACCCAAATACATATATATTTACAGCTGATGGAGGTGGTACAGAACCATCTGTAGCTGGATTAACTAGCAAATCTTTTTGGGGATGGATGCCAGTATATGTTGAGGGTTATGGCAGAAAATTCCTACCTCTATATGAATAAATAAATATTAAGTATATCTTCTTTCTATTTATAACTATAATATTATCTATGACAAACACACGTGTAGAAAAAGAACAAACAGTAACATTACACAGAACTGTAAAAGGTTTTTATAAAGCCTCTGTGATGGGTGTTGATGAAAACAACCAAGTAAGCGAACAATATTCAACAGGCTGGAAACCCAACACAATTTTAAACAGTGGTTTGGACAAAATTGCTTATATGCCATGGGCACAAGTGTTTCAATTTTGTTTGGTTGGCGATTATCCATATGGTCCAAGTGATACACTAACCGCTTCTTTTAGTGAAAAGATGTTGAAAAGACCAAGAAAAATCAATGCTTTTTATCTAACAGGCGAAAACAACTGTGGTCATAAAGTTTCAGGTAGCTTGGTTAGATTGTATAGAACATTCGATTTCTACAAAGAATTAGATAATACCACATATACCGAAGTAGGATTTAAAGAAACACCTGCTGCGACCACATTGTTTAGTAAAATTCGTTTGGACCCACCAATTACTTTGCACGCTGGTCAATATCTTCGTGTAAACTACGAATTGCGTGTGAATATGAGTCCATTTAGTAGCAGTGTTGGTGGCAGAATTCCAGCCCAATATCCTGCTTTCACAGGTTGGACAACTGGTTCATTGGATAGAGAAGCAATTCAAAAGATTGGTTTGTGCGGTATTGATAGTGGCAGTGGTTTGGCAATACCAATTGACGAAGGTGGTTTTTGTAACGAACCATTTGCTCCTGGTCAAATTAGTTTTGGACCTGGCTTTGGTTTCGTAAATAGATATTATAATGGTAGTAATGTAAACTATGTTCCTACAGGTTCATTTTTCCCAGCTGTAAGTTATGAACAAAATCCATTCAAAGCAGTTGGTCCACTTCAGGAATTTTTTGCAAACTATCAAAACCCATATCAATTTTTGGACTTGGGTATATCTGCTAGTTTGAGTGTCGCAAATGGTAGTTACAGTGGAAGTTTTTGTATTCCAAATACAACTACGTATAAACCAAGAAACTATTTCACTAGCGATTTATTTTATAATTTAGCTACTCTTTTTAGTAATTTGTACTATAATGGCGATCCAAATTGGGCATATAATCCACCTACGGGCGGAACCTTGGGCTATAAGACTGAGACTGAAGGTATATATTACATAAATCAGGTAAACACTACCACAGGACCTGTCAATGGTCAATGGGGATTTAAAAGTGGTGTAACAATTGCAGATACCGTTGTATACTATAGTTCAGATAAATTTCCAAAATTAGATAATCTATGGACCCCATATTGTAAGTTGGCAACATTGAGTAGTGTGCCTGGTGTAACGCCTGTTCTTAGTGGTTATAACAACAATACAAATTTATTCAATGATTTATTTTACGATCCATCAATGCAAAATAGTGGTAGTTTGAGTTATCCTAAATTCCCAAGTAGATTATTGACACCTGGCGGTAAAGGTACAGGATCCAAATATGAAATTGAAGAATCTCCTGAGACTATTACTACTGATGAAGGTAAAAAAATGATAGCTGGTAATGGTGTTATAGACAAGAAAATTCCAAATTATTTCTTTTATTGGGATGATTGGAATCCATATCAAACTACTGCTTCATTGTCAAGTATGCCATTGTGGGTAAGACGTACCGGTTGGACAGGTACCGCATCACCAACTAGTGGTCGTAAACTTGGTACAAACTATTATGTACGTGGAAGTAGTTGTTTTCTATCAACATTTAGCGGATCTGCTACATCGTCATTCAACACAGTTGATAGATCTAGAAATTCTACAACCAAGATATATTCTGTTGAGTTGCCTATGTATTTGAATCCATATACACAAAGCACATACACCAGAGACAAAGTGGTTATCTTTAGCAATGGTGTTGCTAATAATGAAGATATTCCAAACTTATACAGACCCGATCCAGCTGTTGCTCCGTTGTGGAGAACAATTGGTGTGGGTCCAACTAGTATTAATTTGACACCTGAAGCAATGAATGATGCTGCTAAGAACAATGGTTATGTGTATGTTTTAGAAAATGGACAAACCAAGAGCAAAGATTATTCATTGAAGATGGTGTTTAGATATACTTGGGGTAGAGGTTAAACGTATATAATGTGTTATGGCTTATATTTTAGTAAATACAGGATCTATTGCTAATAGTGATACTGCTGATACCATCAGAGAAGGTTTTCATAAAGTAAACAGTAACTTTATTAGTTTAAATACCAGCGGTATTACCAGTTCACTTAATCTGGCTGGTACCGCTGGTGGTAGTAGTGGGTTATATTTGCCTATTGTTATAAATGGTACTACGTACAAAATACTATTAAACAATAATTAGATACATTATCTTAAGTACTATTTATATCTTAGTAAACTATGTCTTTAAAGAAGTTAGATTTATTAAGAATTATAACCAGCTCAAATTATCTTTATAATTTTAGTTCCAGTTATTCCAATAAAGCATTAACCGCAAGTTATATAATAGGTGGAGGTGGAACTGGATCAAGCGGTACAAGTGGTGCAAATGGTACCAATGGCAGTAGTGGACAAAGTGGTACAAGCGGATCTAGTGGCGTTTCTGGTACAAATGGTAGTAGCGGAACGAGCGGAGTAGGTAGTGCTGGCACATCAGGTTCAAGTGGCGAATCTGGAACTAACGGTAGTAGCGGTACAAGCGGATCTAGTGGTGCTTCTGGTACAAGTGGAAGCAGCGGATCAAGTGCAACAGCCGGTAGTAGCGGTACAAGCGGTGTAGGTAGTCCAGGCACAAGCGGATCTAGTGGTGAATCTGGTACAAGTGGTACAAGCGGATCTAGTGGTGAATCTGGTACAAGTGGTACAAGCGGATCTAGTGGTGCTTCTGGTACAAGTGGATCAAGCGGTACAAGTGGTAGTAGCGGAACAAGTGCAACAGCCGGTAGTAGCGGAACAAGTGGTGTGGGTAGTCCAGGCACTAGTGGATCTTCAGGTGCTTCTGGCACAAGTGGAAGTAGTGGTACTAGTGTATCAGTATCTGGTACAACAAATCAATTGGTTAAATTTGCAACTGCAAGTACTCTTGGTGTAACAAGTACTCCAATATATGAAAGTGGATCTGCTTTTATTGGTATAGGTGTAACAAGTAGCTTGGTATCAAGATTGCAAGTTTACCGCAGCGGAAGTAACGTAAGTGTACTAAAAGTAGATGGTGGTAGTGGCACATTGTTTGAAGTCACCGACAACTTAAGCGGCAGTTTGTTCAATGTAAATGACATCACTGGTCTGCCACTCTTTGAAGTATTTAGCAACAACAGAATTGTTGCTGGTAAATATGCTGCAAATGACTTGGTTATAAGCGGTAGCAGAGTTGGTATTGGTACTGCAACTCCAGGTGCCAAACTACAAGTCATAGGAAACATAAGCGGAAGTCAGTTTACCTCCAGTAGAAGAAATGCTGTAGGTTTCTTGGGTACTTCAAGTTATGCTAGAAGATCATTAACCGCAAGTTTTGCACTAAATGCAAGTAGCGGTGGTACCACACTAAGAACAGGTAGCACTTATCCAATTACAAGCAGTTTTGCCAGAAGAGCTATTACTGCCAGTTACGCATTGGCTAGTGCTGGTGGAGGGGGAAGTGGTACGGTATCAAGTGGTACAACCAATAGATTGGCTAAATATACAGGCGCAACCACAGTTGGTAGTTCTGCTGTAATATACGAGAGTGGATCTGCTTTTGTTGGTATAGGTGTAACAAGCAGCTTGGTATCAAGTCTTCAGGTTTATCGTAGTGGAAGCAATGCGAGTGTACTAAAAGTAGATGGTGGTAGTGGTACATTGTTTGAGGTTACTGATAATCTAAGTGGTAGTTTATTTAACGTAAATGATATAACGGGTTTACCTATATTTGAAGTATTTAGCAATAATAGAATTGTCGCTGGTAAATATGCTGCAAACGATTTGGTTATAAGTGGAAGTAGAGTTGGTATTGGCACCGCAACTCCAAGTGCAAAACTACAAGTCATAGGTAATATAAGCGGAAGTCAGTTTACTAGTAGCAGAAGAAACGCCGTTGGATTCTCAGGCACTGCAAGTTATGCTAGAAGAGCTTTAACTGCAAGTTTTGCATTAAATGTAAGTAGTGGTGGTACTACATTGAGAACTGGTAGTACCTATCCAATCACCAGTAGTTTTGCTAGAAGAGCTATTACTGCCAGTTACGCATTGACTAGTGCTGGCGGAGGAAGTGGTACAATATCAAGTGGTACAACCAATAGATTAGCTAAATACACAGGCGCAACTACAGTTGGTCAGTCTTTTTCTCCTATCTTTGAAAGTGGATCTGCTTTTGTTGGTGTGGGTCCAATCTCAACTAGTCTAGTATCAAGATTACAAGTTTTCCGTAGCGGAAGTAACGCAAGTGTGTTGAAGGTAGATGGCGGTAGTGGTACTTTATTTGAAGTTACTGACAATTTGAGCGGAAGTTTATTTAGTGTAAATACCATAGCAGGCTTTCCAATATTGGAAGTATTTAGTAACAATAGAATGGTTGCTGGTGCTTATGGTACAAATGCGTTGGTTGTGAGTGCCAGTAGCGTTGGCATAGGTATTGCCACACCAAGTGCTAAACTACACATTCAGGGAAATGTGAGTGGTAGTCAATTTACATCAAGCAGACGAAATGCTATAGGTTTCTTAGGTACTGCAAGTTATGCTAGAAGAGCTTTGACTGCAAGTTATGCGTTGAATGCTAGTGGTGGGGGTGGTGGTAGTACATTAAGAACTGGTAGTACCTATCCTATAACTGCTAGCAAAACAAGTGCTATTGGTGCGGGTACAACCAATAGATTTGTTAAGTATAATAATGCTTCTGCGGTGGGACAAACATTTACTCCTATTTTTGAAAGTGGATCTGCTTTTATTGGTATAGGTGCTATTTCAAGTAGTTTGGTATCAAGATTACAGGTATATAGAAGTGGAAGCAATGCAAGTGTGTTAAAGGTAGATGGTGGAAGTGGTACTTTATTTGAAGTTACAGATAATTTGAGTGGTAGTTTATTTAGTGTAAATACTATAGCTGGTTTTCCAATATTGGAAGTGTTTAGCAATAACAGAATTGTTGCTGGTGCTTATGGTACCAATGCGTTGGTTGTAAGTGGTAGTAGCGTTGGCATAGGTATTGCTACGCCAAGTGCTAAATTACATATTTACAATGGCAATGAGTACATTCAAGGTACACAAGGTAGCAGTGCAGCTGTAAATTATAGTTCTTTTAATAGATTAATATTTAATAATGATTTTAGTGATACAGCTCGGGGTCCAAATAAAATTACAATATATGATGACGGCGCATTTATTGCTGGATTAAGTGTTCATAACAATGCGGTAGGTTATTATTCTGGTAATAATCATATATGGTATAAATCTACAAGTCCAACAGTTTTCACCGAAGTTATGAGATTGAGTGGAAGTGGTAATTTGGGTATAGGTACTACAAATCCTGTACAAAAATTACATATAAGCAGCTCCGCAACCGGTACTTCAATTAAATCCGAGGGTGGTCTTCAAATGACGGGGAGTATAACTGTTCGTGGGGGACTCGGATTGAGCAATACTTCAAATTACAGACTCGCTAAAAGATTAATATTTAATAATGACTTTAATGATACAGTAAGAGGACCAAATAAAATTACAATATATGACGATGGTGCGTTTATTGCTGGATTAAGTGTTAATGATGGCGCTGTAGGATATTATTCAGGTAATAGGCATATATGGTATAAATCCACAAGCCCAACGGTTTTCACTGAAGTTATGAGATTGAGCGGAAGTGGCAATTTGGGTATAGGTACTACAAATCCAGCTGTTAAGTTGCACGTTCAAGGTAACATAAGCGGCAGTCAATTTACTAGTAGCAGAAGAAATGCAGTTGGCTTCTTTGGTACTAGCAGTTATTCAAGAAGAGCGTTGACCGCGAGTTATGTATTGGGAGGTGCAGCTGGATCAAGTGGTACAAGTGGTGCGAGTGGCACTAGTGGATCAAGTGGTACATCTGGTACATCAGGTACTAGTGGAAGTAGTGGAACAAGTGGAGTTGGGTCTCCTGGCAGTAGTGGTACTAGTGGTACTAGTTCTACTCCTGCATTATCTTTGGCTCAAACATTTGTATTAACTGCGTCTGTGAGTCAATTGAAATTAACACAAAGTGCGGCTAATAATGATCAAATTTTAGTAATATTAGATGGTTTGGTTCAATCTAGAATAAACAGCTACACAGTTTCAGGTTCCACTTTGACTTTGACAGAAAATGCTCCTTCAGGTTCAAATGTTGATATCAGATACTTAGGTGGTGGATCTTCTGTTAGTAGCAGTTTTTCAAGAAGATCATTGACCGCGAGTTATTTACTGCCTGCTTCAAATAATACAACCAAAGCTATATTTGGTTATGGTTTAACAAGCATAAATGTATCGATTACGAATTTAGTTAGTAATACAGGCGTAGTTGCAAATGATACAACTGGTGTAGGCACTGCTAGATACCAGTTAGCAGCTGCTGGATATGGTGGTGATAAAGCTATATTTGGATATGGTATAACTAGTGTTGCTGTATCTATGACTAATTTAGTGAGTAACACAGGTGTAGTTGCTACAGATACAACTGGTGTAGGCACAGCTAGAGTTGCTCTTGCAGCTTCGGGATATGGAAACGATAAAGCTATATTTGGTTATGGTTATACTAGTGTTGTTGTGTCTATGACTAATTTGGTAAGCAACACAGGCGTGGTTGCTACAGATACAACTGGTGTAGGCACTGCTAGAACTAATTTAGCTGCTGCTGGATATGGAACGGACAAAGCTATATTTGGTTATGGTTATACTAGTGTGGTTGTATCTATGACAAATTTGGTAAGTAATACTGGTGTAGTTGCAACAGATACAACAGGAGTTGGTACTGCACGATATGATTTAACTGCTGCTGGATATGGAACGGACAAAGCTATATTTGGATTTGGTTGGAATGGTAGTACTTATTATTCAATAACCAATTTAGTTTCTAACACAGGTGTAGTTGCTACAGATACAACAGGAGTTGGTACTGCTAGATATAGTCCCGCTGCTGCTAGATATGGTGGTGATAAAGCAATATTTGGTTATGGTTCAACTGGTACGGTTGTATCTATGGTTAATTTGGTGTCAAACGTTGGAGTGGTTGCTAATGACACATTGGGAGTGGGTACTGCTAGAAGGTATATAGCAGCAGCTGGTTATTCGACAACATAAACTATATATAATAATATGCCATTTACAAGATTACGACAATCACTAATTAAGCCAAATGGATCTATTACAGGATCATTAAGTGGCACCAGTAGTTATGCTAGAAGAACGTTGACAGCTAGTTATGCTTTGAATTCAAGTGGAGGTGGAGGCGGTGGTGGATCAGTTCAAACTGGCAGTATTGCTAATCAAACATTGTGGACCAATGTAACCTCGGGTAGTACAAATACTATTACAGGTTTAAGTTTGAGTAGCAACAAGTGGAATGTAAATGTGGTTGAAGAGTGGGATGCGGCAACTTTGGATCAATATTATAATAGTTGTAGTTTGTTGTGCCATTTTGATAGTTTGAATGCAGCAGGTAGATTTATTGATAATAGCAGAAATAATTTCGCCATTACTTCAAGTGGCAATGTTGGTTTAAGTACGTCACAATATAAATTTGGCGGAGCAAGTGCATTTTTTGATGGAACAGGTGATTATTTGAGCACAAACAGTTCAAACAATTTCGCATTTGGTACAGGAAATTTTACAGTTGAATTTTGGATTTATTCATCGGATGTATCATCTGCTCAAAGAGGATTTTTACAAACATCCGATACAGCGGGTGGTTTAAAAACAAGTTATACTACTGGTATAATTATAATCCAAGGAATAAATGGTTCGGCCTCCCCACTTAACGGCGGATTAGGTGCTAATGTTGTTGGAACTTGGGTTGGTTCGTCCACGGCGGTAATATCAACAAATACTTGGTATCATATTGCTTTAGTAAGAAATTCAGGAACATCTACATTATATGTTAATGGTACATCAGTTGGTTCGGGAACAACCACCGGTAATTGTTCAGGTACATATTTAGCAATTGGTGGATATTATGATACATCATATTTGTATCAAGGTTATATAGATGAATTAAGAATTACTAAGGGAGTAGCTCGTTATACCGCTAATTTTACGCCGCCAAATGCACCATTTCCAAATTCAAGAAATCAAGTGCTTACAAAGTATGTGGGATTGGTGGGTGGTATTGATGATAAATATGTGGATTATGGTGTGCAGAAGTTGAGTGATAGTTCACTTAAACTAACAAGACTTACATATCCAAATCAACCTATTGTTGGTAGTGGATCATTGAGTGGTAGTGTTAGTAGAGTGTATGTGAATGTGCTTGATTATACTAAAGTAAGTGTGACTAGCAGTTATGCTACCAATGCATTAAATTCGGTTAATTCATTAGATATTCCCAAAATTAAATCTATTATTTATACAAACAGTGGTTATACACCAACCACAGCTTCTGCGGTAGATCTTGTAAAAGGTAATAATTATATAATTATATCTGGTAGTAATTTTAAATCCAGCGCATCTGTTTTTATTGATGCAACTACGGGTTCTATAGTAAGTTATGTAAATACAAATCGGTTAAATGTGAATGTAGCAACAAAAACGGCTGGAACATATCCAATATATTTGATGAATACTGATGGTGCGTCTACATTTAAAATAAATGCTATAACATATATAGCAGGTACAACTAATACAACCAAAGCTATATTTGGTTATGGTACAGACGGCGTATCAATGTTTTCTATGACTAATTTGGTAAGTAATACTGGAGTGGTTGCGACAGATACAACAGGCGTTGGTACTGCTAGGGCTGTTCCATCGGCAGCTGGATATGGTACAGATAAAGCAATATTTGGTTACGGTATATCAACAGGACCAAACTTATCTATGACGAATTTAGTAAGTAATACAGGTGTAGTTGCGACAGATACAACGGGTGTTGGTACTGCAAGAAGAGATTCAGCAGCGGCTGGATATGGAACCGATAAAGCAATATTTGGTTATGGTACTACTATATACGACAATCCTAGTGCTGTTGTATCTGTGACTAATTTGGTAAGCAACACAGGTGTAGTTGCGACAGATACAACGGGTGTTGGTACTGCTAGAAGTGGTTTATCATCTGCTCGTTATGGAAATGATAAAGCTATTTTTGGATATGGTAAGACTTCTGGAAATGTATCTATGACGAATTTAGTAAGTAACATAGGCGTAGTTGCGACAGATACAACGGGCGTTGGTACTGCTAGAAATTGGTTAGCCGCATCGGGATATGGAAATGATAAAGCTATTTTTGGATATGGTATAACTAGCGGAGCTGTATCTATGACAAATTTAGTAAGTAATACAGGTATTGTTACGACAGATACAACAGGTGTAGGTACTAATAGATATATATTAGCAGCAGCTGGATATGGTACAGATAAAGCAGTATTTGGTTATGGTTATACAAGCGCAAATGCATCTGTTACGAATTTAGTAAGCAACACAGGTATTGTTGCGACAGATACAACTGGAGTGGGAACTGCTAGACATGGTCCAGCAGCAGCGGGTTATTCAATTACATAAACTATATATATTAAACAAACATATGGCATCAAATTTGAATTCAGAATTTAATTATCGTTATCAAGTTATAGGCAGTACCCCGTGGGAAAAATTAAAAACATTAAAAGGTTTTCTTGTGGGTAGAAAAAGAGCAGCTGTTTTGGAACAAGTTGCGGATTTAAAATATAAAGCCAAATTAGCAGAACTAAAACATTTGAAAGAATTACCTGCATTACCGCATGTAATATTGAATTTGGAAGCAGAAATTTTAGAATTGGAATCACATTTGGATGACCAAAAACATGCATTTGAATTAAACCGTCAAGAAATAAAGATATTGGAAAAACTAATAGCTGAATTATATACAATAGTTGAACCCACCAGAATTCCTGGTTATACAGACGACCAAATGTTTGAAGCAAATGCAAATAATGAATTCACAGTAACAATTGGTCGGGAAATTCAATCAGAAATTATTGCAAATGGTAGACCATCACCTGCGAAGCTATTAAACGCAATGAGCAATCCACAAACACTGGAATCATTAAAGTTAGTGGGATTAGTACCAAAAGAAACAATGTTGTTGGAACAAAAAGATATTGTTGATGCATTGAAATTAAATAACATAAATGAACCAAAGTTGATAGAATAATATGAAACTTTATAAATTACCATCTCAAAATTTCGAATTATTATTCGGTAAACCAGAAGAAAGAAAACAAGTAACTGATGTTGTGATTATTGCGCAAACAACTGATTGTTCCAGTTTCTTGGTATTATCCAAAACAAATTATGAAGCGTTTGAACCATTCGCTAGTTACAATGGATATGATTTTACATATTGTCAACAATGGGGATTAACAATAAATGAAGAAGTGGTTGTAAGAACCATATCTGACCTAAGAAAAAATGCATATCCACCAATGGCAAATTATTTGGATGCAATTGTTAAAAATGATACAGAAGCATTACAAACTTATCTGGATGCGTGTCTTGCAGTAAAACAAAAATATACCAAATTAGAATCTTGAGTTTATGTATTACGGACCCAGAATTGTGTCAAATGGATTGGTACTGTGTTTGGATGCGGCTAATAAACGTAGTTATCCTGGCACAGGTACCACTTGGACCGATTTAAGTGGTAATAGTAATAACGGCACATTAACCAATGGTCCTACATTTAGTAGTACAAATGGTGGAAACATTGTATTTGATGGAGTAGATGATTACGCTGATGTTATAATTTCCAATTTAACCACAACAGTTACATTGGAATTTTGGGCAAAATATACTACTGCGACTACTAATAGTATGCTTTTTGGATTTAATCTGTATGATATATATGCATCTTCTGGAGCTATAGGATTTAATACATTCAATGGCGATATTTATGGTTTAACATCTACTCAAGTTACTAATTTGGGTATAATTGGTAATTGGAAACATATAGTATTCGTAATGAGAAGTGATGTTTCATATACAAATAATAAAATTTATGTTAATGTCGTAAATCAAAGTTTGAGTCAAGTGTTATCATCGGAACTCACATCAAATAGAAATTTCAATAGTGGTAACGGAAGAATTTCTGGTACGAGAGGTGATTCTGGTTATAAATTTCCAGGTAGCATTAGTTCGTTTAGGGCATATAATAGAGAATTAACCGCCGCTGAAGTGTTGCAAAACTATAATGCGGTTAAAAGTAGATTTGGTAGATAATTATAATATATATGTCAGGAAAAAGTGGACCAGATATTGTTGAAAATGGATTAGTATTGTGTTTGGATGCGGCTAATAAATTTAGCTATCCTCGCACAGGTACCACTTGGACCGATTTAAGTGGTAATAGTAATAATGGCACATTAACCAATGGTCCTACATTTAGCGCTGGTAATATGGGTAGTATATTATTTGATGGTACAAATGATTATGTTGGATCTTTTCCTACACAAATATCAGGTGTAGGTTCAAAAACAATTTGTGCATTTATATATCCCACTACTACCAGTAGAGCAGGTATATGTGGAACAAGAAGTGTAAATGGTGATGGATGGGTATTTACTATCAATAGAGCCACATCAGGAAATCTTACATATTTTCATACCAGCACTGCGACAGAAATACAAGTAGCAGCTGGAATTGCAACAAATACGTGGACACAAGTGTGCGTAACATATTCAACGACATCAACTACTATTATGTTGTATAAAAATGGTTATCAAGTGGGTACATCATTTACAACGGCAGTTCCGCCTGCGTCGTCTGCATTTAATGGTGTGATCGGTGATGAAGAATATACATTCGGCGTACCATTTAAAGGTAATATGTCTAGTGTACAAATATACAACCGAGCATTAAGTGCTACTGAAGTGTTGCAGAACTATAATGCTGTTAAAAGTAGATTTGGCAGATAATTATACTGTATATGGGTATATCTAGAGGACCAAAAATTGTATCAAGTGGATTAGTATTGTGTTTGGATGCGGCTAATAAACTTAGCTATCCTGGCACTGGTACCACTTGGACCGATTTAAGCGGTACTGGTAAAAATCTCACATTAACCAATGGTCCTACATTTAACGCTGGTAATATGGGTAGTATAGTATTTGATGGCACAAATGATTATGCGGTTGTGAATCCAGTATCTGCTTTTAATATATATTGTATTAGTATGTGGATTAAACCAACTACAATAATTAATTCCGCATCGGTCGGTAAAAGTTTAATTTATTTAAAAAGTAGTACAATTAAATATATAAGTTTTGGGGATAATACAGGCCGTGTTGCAAATGAATATATTACTATTGTACAAGAACCTGGTGACAAAAGAACGGCTGTTAATGATGGAGGATCTTTATCTGCTGGAACTTGGTATAATATTGTTTTTAACTACGAAAGTTCTCAATACAACATATATATAAATAATACATTAAAAAGTACAACTATTGGTACTTCTACAGGTAATGTTCCATTAATAACAGATCCTGATTTTATATATTTAAATTCCTTTGAAGGGACTTCTGGATATTTAGATAGTTCATTGTCTATGTGTATGATTTACAATAGAGCATTAACCGCTGCGGAAATGCTTCAAAACTATAATGCTACAAGAGTTAGGTTTGGAAGATAAATATCTTAATTTGATAAATTGATTAAAGTGTGATATTTATATGATATGTTGACGTTAACAAAGGTATTACCAGCATTAATTTCAAGTGGTAGCTTTACTGGTTCATTTCGTGGTACCAGCAGTTATTCAAGAAGAGCATTAACCGCAAGTTATGCGTTGAATGCGAGTGGTGGCGGCGGTGCTTCATTACGAACTGGTAGTACTTATCCAATTACTGCTAGTTATTCAAGAAAAGCAGTTACTGCTAGTTATTTAGCCACCATAAGTCAATCTTTAATACCCGCTAAAAATAACACATATAGTTTGGGTAATGCTACTAATAAATGGAAAGATATATATGTAAGTACCGCGAGTATTTATTTTGATAATTATCCACTTACAGTTACTGTCACAAATAATAGTCCAAAACTCAATTTCTTCAGTAGTAGTATAGTAACAGTACCAATAGGTTCAAATACAAATACATCCAGTTATGCACTTAAAGCGTTAAGTGCAAGTTATGTAACAGGTGGTGGAGTGGGTAGTAGCGGTACAAGTGGTAATAACGGATCATCAGGTACAAGCGGTAATAACGGATCAAGTGGCACAAGCGGTAATAACGGATCATCAGGCAGCAGTGGCGCTTCTGGCACATCAGGAAGTAGTGGTGCAAATGGTACATCAGGCAGCAGTGGCACTGCTGGTAGTAGTGGTTCCACAGGCACAAGTGGGTCAAGTGGTGCAACTGGTACCAGTGGTAGTAGTGGTGCAACTGGTACACCTGGATCAAGTGGTACAAGTGGAACAGGTGCAGCAGGCACACAAGGTACCAGTGGATCAAGCGGTGTAAGTGGTACCGCAACGTTGCAAACAGGTAGTTTAGCTAAGCAAACCATATTGTACAATGTAGTATCAGGCAGCCAAAACACTATTACAGGCCTAAATTTAAGCGGAAACAAGTGGGGTGTAGACATTAAAGAAGAATGGGACTATGCGGTTGTACCTGGAGATCAATATTATAATAATGTAAATTTATTATTACGCCTCACCGGAAGCAACGGAAGTACATCATTTGTTGACAATAGTTCATCGCCAAAAACGATGACTGCTAATGGTAATGCTCAAATTAGTACGGCGCAAACTAAATTTAGTGGGGGTAGTCTTTATTTAGATGGTAATGGTGATTATCTAACTACACCAAATACAACTTCGTTGTTATTAGGTACAAATGATTTTACTATAGAGTGTTTCTTATATTTGACGCAAAATGGTACCACAGCTGTAGGTGAAACATATGCACCATTAATACAATTGGGAAATTATTTTGCGGAAAATTCAAACAGTAGAGTTTTTTATTCATTTATATACAACGTACAAGCTGGAAATAGATTATCATTTGCAACAAAAGGTGGAAACAGTTTTGGTGTACCCGATTATTATGGTGTTTCAAGCAATGCAATTAATATTCCATTAAATACTTGGGCACACGTTGCGGTAACCAGAACTTCAAATCAAATTAAATTTTGGTATAATGGGTCACTTGTAGGAACAGATAGTACATATTCGTGGAATTCAATTAATTTAAATGTTACTCCTGGTGCTAATAATAATTTGTATATTGGTCGACAGAGTGGATTCAGCTCAGTTGATGGTGCTGTATGGCATTTTCCTGGGTATTTATCAAATATTAGAATTACAAACGGTGTGGCTAGATACACTGGCAATTTTACCCCAGCTACATCTCAATTTCCAACCAATGGAGGATCAACACAATATGCGACTAAGTATGTAGGTTTGATTGGTGGATTGAATGATAAAAGCGTAGATTACGGCGTACAAAAGCTGAGTGATAGTTCGCTTAAGGTGGTGAAGATGACACAAACCACTTCGCCGTTTCCAAGTGGATCATTAAGCGCATCTGTTGATAGAGTATATGTGAATGTGCTTAATTACACAAACGTTAGTGTAACTAGCAGTTATGCTACCAATGCTTTGACCGCAAGTTATATATTGGGTGGGGGTGCAAATGGCAGTAGTGGTACGAGCGGAAATAATGGTACTTCAGGTACATCAGGCACCAGTTCAACAGCTGGTTCATCAGGTACCAGTGGTCAAAATGGATCAAGTGGATCTAGCGGTGCTTCTGGTAGTAGTGGATCAAGTGGTAATAGTGGTACATCAGGTACAACTGGAAGCAGTGGAAGCAGTGGAAATAATGGTACATCTGGTAGCAGCGGTGCAACTGGTGCTTCTGGATCAAGTGGTACAAGTGGTGGGGGTGCTTCATTAACAACTGGTAGTTTATATCCTATAACAAGCAGTTGGTCCAGAAGATCTTTAACTGCTAGTTATGCTTTAAATGCAAGCGGTGGTGGATCTTCACTTGCTGGTGCTCAAACTTTTATAAGCAATGGTAGTCAAACTGTATATACTTTAAATCAAAGTGTTGTAAACCGAGATCAAATACTTGTTGTAACAAACGGTGTGGTACAAAGTCGAACAGGTAGCAATTATACTGTAAGTGGTACAACTTTGACTTTAAGTGAAGCTGTACAAAGTGGCGGATTGGTTGATGTTAGATATATTAATGCTGGTCAAGGATCAAGTGGCACTAGTGGTATAAATGGCACTGTACAAACAGGTAGTATTGCTAAACAAACCATATTGTACAACGTAACGTCAGGCAGCCAAAACGTAATTACAGGTTTAAATCTAAGTGGTAATAAGTGGGGTGTAGATATTAAAGAGGAGTGGGACGCTGTAATTGTAGCTGGGGATCAATATTATAATAGCTGTAGTTTATTATTACATTTTGACGGTACTAATGGTAGCACTACTATAACTGACAATAGCAAAAATAATTTTACCGTTACCGCTGCAAATGGTGCTGTAATTAGTACAGCACAAAGCAAATTTGGAGGAGCTAGTGTATTTTTTGATGGTACAAATGATTATGTTTCAATTCCAAATAATGCGGAGTTTAATTTTACATCAGGAACATTTACAGTTGAACTTTGGGCATATTTTTCTTCGGTATCTGGTCAGAGAGTTTTAGTTACTAATTATCAAGATGTTACAAATGGTTGGGTGCTTCAATTATTGAACGGTGTAGTAAATGTAAATTTATCAGGAAATGGACAGGATATTATAGGCACTACAACAATTTCAACTGATACTTGGTATCACATTGCAGTATCCGGTACAGCTGGTTCATATAAATTATTTTTGAATGGTGTTCAAGAAGGTTCTACATATACAGGAGGAACTACATTAACATCTACATCCGCCTTAACAATTGGCCAAATTGTAAGCAGTGGTTATTTTGTTGGTTATATAGATGAATTGAGAATTACAAAAGGGGTTGCAAGATATACCGGTAATTTTACACCACAAACATCGGCTTTTCCGAATAGTATTGGTGTTACGCAATATGCGACTAAGTACATTGGTTTGATTGGTGGTTTAAATGATAGAAGTGTAGACTATGGTGTGCAGAAATTGAGTGATAGTTCGCTTAAAGTGGTCAAGATGTCTCAAACCACATCGCCGTTTCCAAGTGGGTCGTTGAGTAGCAGTGTGGATAGGGTATATGTAAACGTATTGGATTATAGTAAAGTTGCGGTTACAAGCAGTTATGCTACTAATGCTTTAAATTCAGTTAATTCATTGGATATTCCCAAAATTAAATCTATTATTTATACAAATAGTAGTTATGTTCCAACCACATCGTCTTTTATAGATATAATTAAACCAAATACCAATTATATTACTATATCAGGTAGTAATTTTAAGCCTAGCGCATCTATATTTATAGATAATACGTCTGGGTCAATAGTCACATATGTTAATAGCAACAAACTTAATGTAAATGTAATTTCAAAAAATGAAGGTACTTATCCAATATATTTGATGAATACTGACGGGGCTTCTACATTTAAAATAAATGCTATAACATATATTACCAGTGCTGACCAATTTCAATATTTGGTTTTAGCAGGCGGTGGTGGTGGTGGTTTTGCGCATGCTGGTGGTGGTGGAGCAGGAGGTTTTAGAACTGGTTCTTTGGGTTTGCTTCGGTCTGTTGCATACACGGTCTCAGTTGGTTCAGGTGGATCGGCAGCAGCATCAAGAGCTGCAAATGGTGCCAATGGGAGTAATAGTGTATTTGCATCAATTACATCGACAGGTGGTGGCGGAGCAGGATCTGAATACAAACCGGCTAACCCAGGCGGTTCAGGTGGAGGTGGTGCAACCCAGGGTGCAGGTGGATCTGGAACTGTGTCACAAGGTAATAATGGTGGAGCTGGTAGTCCTACTAGTCCGCCATATGCTGGTGGTGGTGGAGGTGGCGCTGGTGTTATTGGTGGAAGTTATACTCCTGGTTCAGGAGGTAATGGTGGAAATGGGCTTATATCTAACATTTCAAGCACTCCAATATATTATGCTGGCGGCGGCGGCGGAGGTGTATATGGTGGAAATAGTGGTGTCACCAATCGCGGAACAGGTGGTCTAGGCGGAGGTGGAAATGGTAACTATGGAAATGGAAACGGATCTGCGGGCGAGGCGTCGCGTGGAGGAGGTGGCGGAGGTGGTGGATATCCAAATGAAAGTGCATATAATGGTGGATCAGGTATTGTAATTGCAAAATATTTATCTAATAGAACTTTAACAATTGGTGTGGGTTTGACTTCGACGACTGTTACTACTGGAAGTTATAAAATTACTACGTTTACAGCTGGTTCAGACACAATAACAATTTCTTAAAAATATGGCACATTACGCATTTTTAAACGAAGATTATGTAGTTACCGAAGTGATTGTCGGTAAAGATGAAAGACTTTTTGATTGGGAAAATTATTATACAATTAAAAAGGGACAGATCTGTAAACGAACTAGTTATAATACTAAAGGGGGAATATATTATAATCCAATAACAAACTTACCAGATGATGATCAATCTAAATCATTTAGAAAAAATTTTGCTGGAATTGGATTTAAATATGATATGAACTTAGACGCATTCATACCGCCTCAGTCATATCCAAGTTGGATCTTAAACGAAGGAAGTTGTATATGGGAAGCTCCTGTTTTATATCCAAATGACGGAAAATTTTATGTTTGGGACGAAACAACACTATCTTGGAAATTAATTTCAGAATAATATGCCATTACTAAAAATACTACCATCTTTAATATCACAAGGACCATTTACTGGATCTTTTAGTGGTACATCTAGTTATGCGAGACGATCTTTAACTGCTAGTTATGTGATGGGAGGCGCAGCTGGTAGTAGCGGCACAAGTGGTGCAAATGGATCAGTCGGAAGCAGTGGAACTAGTGGAACAAGTGCTACAGCTGGTAGTAGTGGTACAAGCGGAGTAGGTAGTCCAGGCACCAGTGGTACTGCGGGATCAAGTGGCACAAGTAGTACTGCAACTCTGCAAACAGGTAGTATTGCTAGTCAGACATTATGGACTAATGTAAAATCAGGTAGTACAAACACTATTACAGGCTTAAGTTTGAGTAGCAACAAGTGGAATGTTAGTGTTGTGGAAGAATGGGACGCAAAAATAATTCCTGGAGATCAATATTATAACAGCTGTAGTTTGTTGATGCATTTTAATGGTGTAAATGGAAGTACTACATTCACCGATAATAGTCCATCGCCAAAAACAGTTACATCGGTTAACGGCGCTGCAATTAGCACTGTTCAAAGCAAATTTGGTGGTGCTAGTGGGTTTTTTGACGGATCAGATGATTATCTTACGGTGCCGGATAATTCCGCATTTGATTTTGGTACCGGAGATTTTACAATTGAATATTGGGAATATAGAACATCAAATGCTGTATTTAAACCAGGAATATCTAGAAATAGTAGCGGACAACCGCCATGGATGGTTGGATGGACCGAATCTGGTAATATTAATTTTTTTGCTGGTAATGGGAGTAGTTGGTCAATTGCGAGCGCTGTAAGTATGGGTGTTATAATAATAAATAGTTGGACACATTATGCAGTAACTCGACAAGGAAATACTTTTAGAACATTTCAAAACGGAACACAAATTTCTACATTTACATCAACCGCTACAATACCAAATGGAGCAGCACCACTAGAAATCGGAAGATATGCCGCAACATATTATTATCCTGGTTATTTAGATGAGTTAAGACTAACAAAAGGTGTAGCAAGATATACCGGTAATTTCACTCCGGAAAATTCTCAATTTTATAACAATCGATCTTTATATCAATCACTGACAAAATACATAGGCACTGTAGGTGGATTAAATGACACAAATGTGGATTATGGTGTACAAAAATTGAATGATAGTTCGCTTAAAGTAGTGAAGATGACTACACCTGGCAATCCATCAAGTGGATCTTTAAGTGCTAGTATTGACAGAGTGTATGTGAATGTGATTGATTATACTAAGGTTAGTGTTACTAGCAGTTATTCATTATTATCTAAGACTGCTAGTTATGCTTTAAATGCAAGTGGTGGTGGTAGTACATTAAGAACAGGAAGTACTTATCCTATAACAAGCAGTTTTTCAAGAAGAGCTATTACTGCTAGTTATGCATTAAATGGTGGTACTGCGTTGGTTAATCAGACGATGAATTATGTTAGTGGTAGTAATTTGTATGTATTGAGTAGAAGTGTAGTTTCCCCGAGTGATGTGTTATTGAGTGTAAATGGTATTATACAAACTCCTATAACTGATTATACAGTAAGTGCAAGCAGAGTTACATTTACTGAAAGTTATCCATCTGGCAGTAAAATTAATGCAAGATATTTAGTAACCGCTACAAATAGCAGTGATGTTAATTTAGCTAATATAGTATTGACAGGTACAACCACAGGTGATGCTTATTATCCACAAGTTGCTGCATTGTTACATTTTGACGGTACTAATGGTAGCACGGTAATCACAGACAATAGCAAAAATAACTTAACTGTTACTGCCACAAATGGTGCGTTTATAAGTACTGTACAAAGTAAATTCGGTGGTGCAAGTGTATTTCTTGACGGTACAAATGATTATTTAGTTTCACAAACAACACCGATGCTTACATTTGGCACAAACGATTTGACAGTTGAACTATGGATATATCAAACCGTGTCATCTGTAAGTGCATATAAAGCGTTAGTAGGCGACGATGTATATTCGTCAGTTGGAGGATGGATATTATATAGTTATAATAATCAATTAAATTTATGGAAAGGTGGAACGGAAATAATATCGCCTTCGGGAACACTAACATTAAATAGTTGGAATCATATAGTATGGACTAGAGCATCAGGAAATAATAGAATTTTTATTAATGGAACGCAAGTTGGGTCAACTGTAAGTGACAGTACAAATTATGTATCATCGGTAATTTATATTGGAGCGAGTAAAACTAATACTTTAAATTTTGCTGGATATATTGATGAATTGAGAATTACGAATGGGTATGCTAGGTATACTGGTAATTTTACGCCATCAACAACTGCGTTTTCTAATACAGGTGGTGATGTAGGTAAAGCGTTGGTTGTAAACAGTACTGCTACAGGTGTTAGTATTGGTACCGCTGGTTTTAATTTAAATTCCAGCAATATTAATCGTATTATCAATGGTGCTATGGCTATAGACCAAAGAAATGCTGGCGCATCACAGACAATTACTGCTGGTGCTGCATTAGCTTATACAGTGGATAGATGGTATGCATATTGTACTGGTGCAAATGTTACTGGTCAGAGAGTTGCTGGTACAGGTAATAATCAATATGCTTATAGATTTACAGGTGCGGCTAGTGTTACTGGTATTGGTTTTGGACAAAGAATAGAAGCGGCTAATAGTATTGATTTGGCAGGATCTACAGCGACGCTTGGTGTTGATTTGGCTAATAGTTTATTGACTAGTGTAACTTGGACTGCTTATTATGCTACTACTAGTGATACATTTGGTACATTGGGTAGTCCTACACGAACACAAATATCTACGGGTACATTTACTGTAACTAGTACATTGAGTAGATATAGCGCACAAATATTTATTCCATCATCGGCTACTACAGGTATTGAAATTGTATTTAGTGTTGGTGCTCAAACTTCAGGCACTTGGACAATAGATAATGTTCAATTAGAAGCAGGTCCATTAGCAACACCATTTGAAAGAAGATTGATCGGAACAGAATTGGTTAATTGTCAAAGATATTGTTATTCATTAACCACGGCAGTTGGAACAAATTATTTTCTCGCACCTGGTTCATTTGGAGGGACAACATTTGGATTTATTGGATTTAACTTACCACAGATTATGAGAACAATACCTATATTAAGTTCTGCAGTAACCGCTGGCAATTATCAAGTTTATATACCTAATGGCGGGACATATCAAACATTGACTTCTCTTGCTTTAAACGCCGTGTCAACAAATAATTTTATATTATTTCAGTTCGGAATTGCTGGTGGTGGGACGGCTGGACAAGTTTGTTATCTAAATGCTCCAAGCACCACAATACCTGTTATATTAACATCCGAATTATAAAATTTTATGGCAACCAAACCTTTTTTATCACAAATCGCAGTACCTGTTGGAACCACAACAGGTGATGTTTATTATCCACAAACCAGCTTATTGATGCATTTTAATGGTACAAATGGTAGTACCACTATGACAGATAATAGCAAAAATAATGTTACGGTTACTGCTACAAATGGTGCTGCCATAAGCACTGCTCAAAGCAAATTCGGCGGCAGTAGCGTATTATTTGACGGTACAAATGATTATGTTTCAACAACTTATAATACGGCTTTATTTGATTGGTGGACTGTAGATTATACATTAGAAATGTGGGTCTATGCAATTTCATTTCCTGCCGCAACGGGAAGTGGCGGAAGTATCGGCAATTTGATTGGTAATATGAGTTTTAATGGCGACACAAATTATTGGAGTTTTGGTACAAATTCAAGCGGTAATGTAAAGTTTTATTATTATAACGGTTCTGCCCAATCTTTTACAAGCAATTTAACTCTTACTTTAAATACGTGGACACATTTAGCAATGGTAAAAAGTTCGGTTGGGGTAGATATATATGTAAATGGAGTAAAAAGTTCAACTACACACACTATAGTAGGAACCCCACAATCATCTACTAATACAGCTTTTACTATAGGCGCTTATACTAATGGTTTTTATCAAGGTTATATAGATGAATTGCGAATTACAAAAGGTATAGCTAGGTATACGAGTAATTTTACGCCATCTACCACGCAATTTTTAGATAGTACAGGTGATGCAAATAGTACTGTAGTGGTTAATAGTACTGCAACAGGATTTGCAATAGGAACAGGTGGTATAAATGGCGCACAATTAGCAAAAGCTTGGGTCAACTTTAATGGTCAAGGCACCGTAGCAATACGAGATAGTTACAATGTAAGCAGCATAACGGATAACGGAACAGGTTATTACACAGTAAATTTTAGTACTATATTAAGTAATACAAATTATTTTGCAATTGCTCAACGAAGAAATGTAACGGTCGATACTAATTACGGTGCATATGTAAGCGCATATAATACAAATTATTATCAAATATATACTACTGAAAATGGTGTCGCGGCGGATAGTACGATAATTACATCATTGGCATTTAGCAATTGAAGTTTACTATATATAAATGTATGAGTGAAAAACGAATAATATACCCAACGGAAAATGGTGGAGTTGCTATAATAATACCATCAATAAATGCAAAAAATGCAGATGAAACTTATGACGAATTTATCACAAGAATTGCTGCAAAAGATGTACCAGCAGGAACATCATATAAAATTGTACCAGTAGAAGATATACCAACAGATAGAACCTTCAGAAACGCCTGGGAATATCCAACAGATACACTATAACATCATATGATAACAATAAATCTTGATAAAGCCAAAGAAATACAAAAAAATAGATGGAGAACCGCAAGAAAACCTATCTTGGAAAAATTAGATACAGAATTTATGCGTGCTGTTGAAAATGGCGATACAACCAAACAACAACAAATTGTAGCCAAAAAACAAGCTCTAAGAGATGTTACCACCACCGATTTATCCACTATAACCAATACACAAGAACTTAAAAATGTTTGGCCCAATATATTAAACGAATCATAATTTATGTACTATAGCCCACGAATAGTCACAAGCGGTTTGGTATTAGCATTAGATGCAGCTGAACGCCTAAGCTATCCTCGCACAGGTACCACGTGGAGAGATTTAAGCGGCAATAATAATAACGGCACATTAACTAATGGTCCTACATTTAGCGCTGGTAATATGGGTAGTATATTATTTGATGGTGTGGATGATTATGTAGATATATCTAATAATGACACTTTAAATGCAAATACACAAACTATTAGTGTTTGGTATAAACCCACCTCTTTACCGGGTAGAGCAGCGAGTGTTGCAAACAAACATTCAGGCATCAATTCTGCCAATGGATATAATTTATTTGATGGAGGATCAATAGATATAAAAGTATCTACTACAACTTATACAATTAGTCCTATAGATACAATCATTGTAAATAGATGGTATAATTTAATATTAACATACACTGTTAATTCAACTATGTCAGGTTATATAAACGGTAAATTACAAAATACTATTGCTTTAGGTAATTTATCTATAAGTTCAAATTCAATTAGAATAGGTAGTTCTCCAGATTCATTTTGGTCTAAATTTACCGGAAATGTAAGTACATTTTCTATATACAATAGAGAATTAAGTGCAACGGAAATACTTCAAAATTACAATGCTACAAAAAGCAGATATGGATACTAATATATGTCAGGAATATCAGGACCCAAAATAATTACAAGCGGATGTGTTTTATCACTAGATGCAGCTGATAAACTTAGTTATAAAGGCAGTGGCACAACGTGGACTGATTTAAGCGGTAATAATAACACAGGCACATTAACCAATGGTCCCACTTTTAACGCGGGTAATATGGGTAGTATAGTATTTGATGGTACAAATGATTATGTTGGTTTTACATATAACAGTATTTTTAATCCGTCTACAAGTGTTACACTTTCTATTTGGCTTAGATTGACTGCTAGTGACACAACAATAAGAAATCCTATAGAATTAGGTGCAGCTAGTGATGAACTCTATTATATACTTTGGAGAGCCGATTTGTCGCCTAAAAGATGGGGGTGGGGAGTTAGGCAAAGTAACAATACTTATCGTGAAACTACATCTACCGCTACAAACTTTTCTACAAATATTTGGTATAATATATCAATGGTAGCAAATGCAACTGCGGGTCAAGTTTATTTTTATTATAACGGAATTTTAGATGGTGGTATCGCATATGATGGAACACTTAAACAAAATGCATCTGCTTTATTAAGTATAGGGGCTGATGCGATTAATTCTAGAAGATATTGGCAAGGAAATATATCAACGGCCCTTATATACAATAGAGCATTAAGTACAGCTGAAGTATTGCAAAATTATAACGCAACTAAAACAAGATTCGGTTTATAATTATACTGTATATGGGAATAGCCAGAGGTCCAAAAATTGTAACAAGCGGTTTGGTATTAGCACTAGATGCTGCTGATAAACTTAGTTATCCTGGCACAGGTACCACTTGGCGTGATTTGAGCGGCAATAACAATACAGGCACATTAACCAATGGTCCCACTTTTAGCGCGGGTAATCAAGGAAGTATAGTATTTGATGGTACCAATGATTATGTAAATGTTCCATATAATTCTATTTTAAACACCCCAAATGGCGCTACATATGAAGTGTGGATTAAACCCACCGTTGCAACAACAGGCACATTTTTAAATAGAGGAACAAGTGACAGTGGTGCTACACCTGATAATCCCAGGTTTATAGCGTATAGTTCGGGTAACTTATATTTTGACTGGAGTTCTCCTGGCTCAGATGTTTATTTAGAAACTTCTACAGGTGTAACTTTGGGATCGTGGAATCAAGTAATTGGTTTGGCTACACCAAGTGCTCAATTAAGAACGTTTGTTAATGGAAGAGAAACATCATACAGTGGTAGAGTTAATAGTTTACCATCAACTTTGCCTAATACATCAACCTCTTTACAAATAGGAGCAGCTACTTGGGCACCCAGTTATTTCAATGGCAGTATAGCAATTGTAAGATTATATAACAGAGTATTGAGTTCCAGCGAAATATTATTTAATTACAACGCAACTAAAAACAGATTTGGACTATAAAATTTATGAGTGAAACAAATGTAACAATATACGAGGATAGAGAATTTATGATATTCAATGTAAGTGAATTGAATCTTGTAGATTTCACTAAAGTACAAGAAACTTCAATTGACACTGTAAGAAAAAGTGTTGATGGTACCAAAACATTTTGTAAATGGGATGGCGCAACACCTGAATTTTTCAGTCAAATGACCACCACAGAAGGTCCATACACTTATCCAGAAATATTAAATATATTAGCCACACCTGAATGGACCGATCCAAATCCTCCATTCTAACATATTTATCTATTTGGTTTATAATATGTATATAAACCAATGATATTTAGAGCTACAAATTCATCGTCGTTTCTATTTAATCCGATCTACCCAGTATTTCTCACCAGAAAGTATTTGGGTACGCCTCTTTCATTAAATAGACGCAATCTCATTTTCCGAGTCAAAGTAGTTGAAAGTGCAAGTTTAAACCTCACACTAAACTCCGCTCTTACCAAATTAGATACAGAATCAGCTACCAATAATATAACATTACGTTCAGCTAATGTTATTCCACTATATAATCCAGCTACATTATACAGTTCTCTCAATAGTATTTCTATTCCAACATCAATAGGGGATAAAATTGATTATGCACAATCACTAAACAGTGTTGTATACACAAACGCATCTGTAGAATCAGCTACAATATCTCCTACCTTAAATAACACAAGTTTAAAACTTGAAGGTGATCCTGTTTTTAATTCAATTAACGTTTCAAACGTTCAATTAGTTGATCCAAAAATAAATGTTGGTAATCAAAATATAACACTAAATAGTACCGTATATGATACTCCAATATTAAATTCAAGTGTTATATACAATACACTAAACAGTGTAGATCACTACAAAAATCTATCTGATCAAATAATAACAAATATAGCATTAAATGGTTCAAATTATTATACAGATATATTAGATGGTGGTAATACTAATACGTCACTTAACAGTATCACAAATTATAAACCTGATATTGATAATTCAGTTAATAGTGTTAACTTATATAGCACATTACATTTACCATCTCAAGTTGATATTGGAAACAATAATGTACAGTTATTTGGATCATCTTATTACACAAATATATTTGATGCATCACAAACCGCAGTATCTACAGTTGGTTCACAATATTATGTAGACTATACCGATTCATCGCAAATAGATGTATCAGTAGCTGGTTCAGAATACTATGTAGATTTTTATGATGCGTCACAAACCGCAGTATCCACGGTGGGTTCGCAGTATTATGTAGATTTTTATGATGCATCACAAACCTCATTAACGGTATTGGGTTCACAATATTATGTTAACTTTTATGATGCATCTCAAAACGCATTATCTACAGTGGGTTCACAGTACTATGTGGATTTTTATGATGCATCACAAAATGCTGTATCTACGTTAGGATCACAGTACTATGTGGATTTTTATGATGCATCACAAAATGCTGTATCTACGTTAGGATCGCAGTATTATGTTAACTATACTGACGCATCTAATAATTCATTAACATTAAAATCTTCTGGATATTATATAAATTATACTGATGCATCCAATAATTCATTAGTACTAAAATCCTCGGGGTATTATGTAAATTATAATGACACATCAATTAATACAAGTAATATAATCGGTTTAAACAATTACACAAATTTTTCTGATATATCCAATAACTCTATATCTTTAAATGGTTTAAGCAACTATATTAATTTTGGTGATAATTCAATTTCAAATAATGTTTTGGGTAGTTTAAGTCATAATAATGTACAACTTGAAATTGTAAATGAAAATTTCACTATTAGTAGTTTAAATTACAATCAATATGAAATTGATTTGGTTGCGCAAACCAATGGTTTAAATGGTTTACTACTAAAATCCGCTGATTATGGTGATAATGCTTCATTTGCAACTTCTTTACATTCCATAACATTTGTACCCAACGAATATATCAGAACAGTTACGCAAAATAGCAGTGTATTGACCAATTTGAGTATGTTTCAAGGACCGTATTCAAATAATATGACATACAATGTGGCATTAAATAGTTTGAATTATTCTTTGGGTGAATATGGTAAATTGGTTAATACCACCGATAATTTGAAAAAATTGGTATATGAAGATGAATCTAATAATAAGTTGGTAAATCAATCATCAAACTTAAAATCATTGAAATATGATGATATTAGATTTGAAGTAAATGTTAGTGCAAACAATAGATTATCATCATTACGAAGTGAAAGTGATATAAATAACAAGACAAAATTGTCTGGGTCATTTAAAGATATATCATATACACCTAATATTAGTGAAACTGTATTGGGTTCAAATACAACATTTAGACCATATAGTACCGCTTCAACTGTAACGTTTAATAGTGATTCTCCCACAAACTATGTAAATCAAGTCAATATAGTTTATTATATGAGTGGGGGTAATTTAACGCAAAGTATAGTAAATTATGGTCAAGATTTAGCATTTCAAGTAATAGGTAATTCTAATCCTGGTTTGTATGTAACCAACTTTGATTATAATACACCTTATAGAGCCAGTTTCGTTACAAAAAACTGGCCGATATATCAATATGATACAGGTTCCAACTGGAAATTGCCTGTAATACTCAATTGTTCCAATAGTGAACGTAAAATAAGCGCAACTTCAGGTATTTGGGTAGAAGCAGCATTAGAAGATGGCGGAACATTGGTGGATGAATATGGATTTAGTATAGATATATAGTAGTGTTTTAATATTTATTAAAGAATGAGAATAACAGATCTACCACAATTATTTACAGCGTCTATCAATGATTTGCTGTATGTAATTGATGTAAGTGATACAGGCAGCTTTTTTTCTGGGTCAAGTAAAAAGATTGATATCAGTACTCTTTTTTCTTCCCCAAACATAACTGCCAGTTTCTCAAGAAAAGCAATTTCAGCTAGTTACTCTTTATCTTCCAGTTATTCATTTAACGCAACATCTGCAAGTTATGCTAGAAGATCCACAACAGCTAGTTACGCATTAACAGCTAGATCATCAAGTTATGCTTTTAGAACAACCACCGCAAGTTACGCTTTAAACGGTGGTACAAAAATATATACAGGTAGTGTTTATCCAATAACTGCAAGTTGGGCATTAAACGGTGGCACCAAATTATATACAGGTAGTACCTATCCTATAACCGCAAGTTGGGCATTAAACAGTGGTACCAAACTGTTTACATCAAGTACATATCCCATAACTGCAAGTTGGGCAGTAACCGCAAGTTACGCTTTAAATCAAACAACCAGTGGTACATCAGGTACATCAGGCACAGCTGGAAGTAGTGGCACCAGCGGTACAAGTGGTACATCAGGTACCAGTGGAAGTAGTGGATCTAGCGGTAGTAGTGGTAGTAGTGGAAGCAGTGGTTCATCTGGTACAAGTGGCACAAGTGGATTAACAGGCTCAAGCGGTACTAGTGGTACAAGCGGAAGTGATGGTACAAGTGGAACATCTGGTACAAGTGGTCAAAATGGAACAAGTGGCAGTAGCGGAAGCGGTGGTAGTAGTGGATCTAGCGGTACCAGTGGTACAAGTGGATTGGAAGGCGGTAAAACGTTTGTAGTAAATTCACCTGGATTTTATTATACTTTTAATAATATATCCGGTAGTAATCCAACCATCACCGTAGTACGTGGATTAAAACACTATTTTAATCTTACATCTGTATCATCAACACATCCGTTTGCTTTAAGATTGTCAAATGGTGATACATCTGTTGTGCCAGGAACAACAAATAATGATCCTGTAAATGGAGCTTACAATGTTACAATAATATATGATGTTCCACTGAATGCGCCGAGCAGTATAGTTTATCAATGTGCAAATCATAGTTCTATGATTGGTACAATCAACATAGTAGATACAAATGGTACCAGTGGTACTAGCGGAACAAGTGGTACTACTGGAAGCAGTGGCAGTAGTGGTCAAAGTGGAACAAGTGGAAGTAGCGGTAGTAGTGGAACAAGTGGCACCGCTGGAAGCAGTGGCAGTAGTGGTACCAGTGGATCAAGCGGTACATCAGGCAGTGACGGTACAAGTGGTACCAGTGGCACTTCTGGAGTTAATGGTACAAGTGGTAGTAGCGGATCAAGTGGAAGTAGTGGTACAGGAGGAAGTAGTGGCACCAGTGGTACTGCAGCTACTGCTGGTACGAGTGGTGAAACATTTGGTACAAGCGGTACAAGTGGATCTAGTGGTACAAGTGGTAGTAGCGGTACCAGTGGATCTAGTGGTAGTAGCGGAAGTAGTGGTAGTAGTGGAAGTAGTGGTACAAGTGGTACTGCGGCTACTGCCGGTACAAGCGGTGAAACATTTGGTACGAGCGGCACAAGTGGATCTAGTGGAACAAGTGGCGCTACTGGTACCAGTGGTACTAGTGGTCAAAGTGGTACAAGCGGAAGCAGTGGATTTAGTGGAACTAATGGTAGTAGTGGAAGTAGTGGTGAAACTGGAAGTAGCGGATCAAGTGGAAACAGTGGTACTCTTTTAATAACAGGAAGCACATATCCAATTACTGCTAGTAGAGCTATAACTGCTAGTTATGCTTTAAATGCTACTGGTGGTGGTAGTTCTTTGTACACTGGTAGTAGTTATCCTATTACTGCAAGTTGGGCATTGTATGTAGTAAATGGAACTAGTGGCACTGCTTCATTGAGTTTGACTAATATTACACGTAGTGGCAATGGCAGTGGATCTGTTTTTAATTTAAATAATAATACATTTACCGGCACAAATTCATTGGTATTTCTTGGCGGTATTACTTTAAATAATGGTGTTGATTATACACTCAGTTCAGGTGTATTGACATTTACTTCCCCACCACTATTAAATGAAGAAATACACGTTGTTAAATTTACTGGGGGTGGTGCAAACGGTACAAGTGGCACCAGTGGTATAGTTGGTATTGCCAATGCGCAAACATTTACAAGCAATGGTATTGTTACACAATATGCGCTTACACAAAGTGTAATACGCAGTTATGATATTATAGTTGCTATTAACGGTGTAGTGCAAAATTACAGTTCAAGTTATACTGTAACTGGATCTACACTCACATTAGCATCTGCACCGCCATTAAATTCAAAGATTGATGTTAGATTTTTGGGTAACGCCGCTGGTGGGGGTGGAGGTGGATCATCATTACACACTGGTAGTAAATATCCTATAACAAGCAGTTGGGCCACTAGAGTATTAACTGCTAGTTATGCTCTTAACTTTGGTAACAGTGTTACACAATCATTCAATAATTTAGCTACTTGGACATTTAATCATAACTTGGGTGAACGAACTGTAGTAATTCAAGCCTATAATACAAGTTATAATCAAATAATACCTCAAAGTATTATATTGGATACAGTTAATAGTGCTAGATTAACGTTCCCAATATCAGCTAGTGGTTATGCTATTGCAACCAGAGGTGGTGTACGAATATTTAGTAGCAGTTATGGTTATTACAACTTAAATACAGGCAGTACTTATCCTATAACCAGTAGTTGGGCTGTTAATGCAGGCACTAGAATTTATACAAGTAGTAAATATCCTATAACCAGTAGCTGGGCTTTCAAAGCAATTACAGCTAGTTATGCTAACAACTTTGGCAATAGTGTAACTCAATCTTTTGGAAGTTCTACAACATGGAATTTTACTCATAGTTTGGGTCAAAAACAAGTTGTCGTACAAGCTTATAATAATGTATATGAATTAATATTACCCACAACAACTAAATGGTTAGATGCAAATCATATAAGAATGATTTTTCCATCGCCTGTTGCTGGAACAGCTATTGCGACGATGGGTGGATTAAGAGTATTGAGCAGTAGTTATAAACTATATACAGGCAGTACTTATCCTATAACCAGTAGTTGGTCAAGAAAAGCAATTACTGCTAGTGTAGCTCTTAATTTATTAAATAGTGACAGTGTAAGTTCTTCTTTTAATAATTCCCCCACGTGGACATTTAATCACAATCTTGGTAGTAAACCAGTATTGATACAAACTTATAATAATAGTTTTAACCAAGTATTACCACAAACCATTGTACTTACAAATTTAAATACGGCTACAATTACTTTTCCTGTATCAAGTAGTGGATATGCCATTGCCACAAGAAGTGGATTAAGAACAATACCAGCTGCATCTAATTTAGCAACAACCGGTAGTAATAATTTTAAAAATAGTCAGACGATTAGCAATGGATATCTGATATTGTCTTATGTATCAGCATCACTAAATTTCGCAAATGATACTGCGGCTGGTACTGGCGGAGTACCACGCGGTGGCGTGTACCGCAATGGAAATATACTACAAATACGAATAACATAAAATTTATAATAACCAATCTCTATTTATATAAAATATGATCATTTACTCACCGACATTATCCGGATCAACTATTTTAAGCGGATCACTTAAAGTAAGTGGTAGTGTTTTTTTTAAAAATACAATAATTGGATCAAGTAGTTACGCTTTAAGATCTTTGACCGCTAGTTACTCACTGAAGTCAGGAGCTGGAGGAACAACTTTAAGTACAGGTAGTACTTATCCTATAACAAGTAGTTATGCGGTAAGATCAATTACAGCTAGTTACGCTTTAAACGCAAATGCTGGTACGAGTGGTACATCAGGTAACAGTGGTACTAGTGGATCAAGTGGCACCAGTGGCACCAGTGGAACAAGTGGTACCAGTGGCACTAGTGGAACAAGTGGTACATCCGGCACCAATGGTTCAAGTGGTAGTAGTGGAAGTAGTGGTATAAGCGGTACTACATTATTTACTGGAAGTACGTATCCCATAACAAGCAGTTATTCGAGAAGATCGATTACAGCTAGTTACGCTTTAAATGCTAGCGGAGGATCTTCTTTAAGTACAGGTAGTAGTTATCCAATTACAAGCAGTTATGCTACTTTTGCGATAAATGCTTTAACTAATTATACGATAGCTACACTGTCAGGTACATCAATTAACTGGACCAATAATACACTTGAAAAAAATGTATCAACTAGTGAAACTTATACGTTTACAAATGTTGGAACAGGTAGTGCTATAGTCGTCATATTAAACAATACAGGTTCAAACAATGTTCTTCCAACGTTTCCAGTTACAGTTAAATGGGCAAATTCACTCTATCCCACTAATATTTTACCGAGTGCAACATCAATTTACACTTTTCTAAGATCTAATAATTATATTCTTGGTAGTTCTACAGAAAATTATCAGTAAATTGTTATATGCCTGCTATATTTCGTAATTATCTAGTATTTGCTAACAATAAACGACAAAATATTGAATCTAGATTATTCGCTACTGGCAGTGGATTTAGAACTGGATCAGTGGCAATTGCATATAGTAGTTTTTACAATAAATTCGTTTCTGATAGACCCACATTATTCAACACTGTTTCACCTAAGTACTATGCTAGTGAAAGTATAGCTAGTAGTACATCAACCAATTTAATTTATCAAAATAATAGAAGCATTTACCTACAAAATTTTGATATATTTGTACAAGAAACTGTAAGCAACACACTACAAAATGAAACAAGCAGTTTAAATACATCATTAAACACCAAGTATTATGCTAGTGAAAGTGTAGCCGCCTCAAGCACTAACAATTTAATTTATCAAAATAATAGATCCATCTATTTGCAAAATTTTGATGTATTTATACAAGAAACTGTAAGCAACACCAGACAAAGTGAAACAGGCAGTTTTAGCACTTTATTAAAAACTAAATATTATGCTAGTGAAAGTGTAGCTAGTAGTACATCAACCAATATAGTTTATCAAAACAACCGTAGCATCTATTTACAGAATTTTGATATATTTATACAAGAAACTGTAAGCAACACACTACAAAATGAAACAAGCAGTTTAAATACATCATTAAATACCAAGTATTTCTTAGTTGAATCCAATGGTGCCGGAGATTCAATAATATATCAAAATAATAAAGCTGTTTATCTACAAAATCTAGACATTTTCATAACAGAGGCACCGCCACCTATTACAAGACTAAATGAAACTGGATCAAGTACAACAATTTTAAATACCAAATATACATTAGCTGATACGGTGTCAACGTCCGCTACACAAATTGGTTATCAAAACGATAGAGCTATTTACTTGGAAAACAATGATATATTAATCAAAGAAACAATAAGTAATGTGCGACTAAATGAAACAGGCTCCAATACTACAAGTTTAAGTACTAAATATATACTTGCTGATGCTTCATCGTCATTAGCAAGTCAAATTGGTTATCAAAACGATAGAGCAATATATCTTGAAAATAATGATATATTAATCAAAGAAACGATAAGTAATGTGCGACTAAATGAAACTGGTTCTAACAATTTATTATTGTTTACAAATTATTATATGAGTCAAAGTAATGCTACGGGTTCTACTTTAGCATTTCAGAATTTTAAATATATTTATTTAGAGGATGACTCCTATTTATTAACAGACTAAAGGTACAAATGCAAAACTCTATTAGTAACAATATTGATTATAAACTACACGGTCAAGTTAGATTAACTGTCTCAGAGGGAGACACAGTGATTAAAGATACTGGTTATATTAATAACTTAATATTGAACCAAGGAATGGATGAAGTTGCTAATAGGCCAATTGCAGAATTGTTTACTTGTTGTTCTATTGGTACTGGTTTAGCTGAAACTAAAAAAACAAATGTACCTGTGACCGGATCTATTATTTCTGGAAATGGATTTGATCAAAATTTGTTATATTCAACGGCAAAGAGAAGTGGACATTTAGTAACATTTCCAAGAACAAGTCCATCGTATCCTATATCAGGCAGTGTAATTAGAGCAAGTGATGTTGGTAATATCATTAATATAGTTGGGGATAATACATTTAGAATAAAAGCACAAACTGGTTCAAATCAAGCTAGAAGTTGTAGTGTATTGAATTTGGATGGCAGTGTACCAACAGGTTCTGCTACAGATAAAAATTATACAATTTATTTTACCAATCAAATTAGTATGTCCAATGAAACTCAAAAATGTGGACGTAACAATGATGGAAACAACTTTCCAGCTGCATCAGGAAGTTTCGGATCGGCTTGTAGTACTACATTTGGAAGTAGTTTTGTAACACACAATAGACAATTTAATTTTGCTGCCGCAACAGTTGATCAAACCGCATATGTCACAGAAGTTGGTTTAAGTTGGTTGCCATTCTTTAATAGTCCATCACTATTTAGCAGAATACGATTAACATCTGGATCCGCAGGTACAGCACTAGCTCCTGTGAAAGCAGGTCAAAATATAACTGTTTTTTATAGTTTAAGAGTAACAATGTCGCCCACAACGGCACTTACTGGTTCTGTTAGTTTAAGTGGAAGCAATAAAGGTGGTAATTCTCAAATGAATCTTTACGGATTAAGCAAAGTAAGTGGTAGTGGATTAACCACATATACTGACAGTGGATTACATGGCAATGAACCATATTTCTTTAATCAAACAAGTAAATATGGTTTACCTTCTTCATATAGAGGATTGTATGTATTTACCAGCACAAATAGTGGATCTAGTCCTAGTTGGGGTACCAACATAACAAGAAATACAAATTTTATTACCAAATCAATTGATGCAACACCTGTTTATAGAAGAGTTTATCCAACAAGTAGTTTTGGTTATACTATAACTAAGGTAGCTACTTTCAATGACACTGAATCACTCAATTCAAATTGGAGAAGTTTTGGTGTTGGAGTACAAACCGCAAGCAATTTAATGTCATTTGTATTTGGTGCACAGCAAAACAAACAATCTGGATATTTGTTAGCAATATCACAATCATTTACTTGGGGAAGAAATTTTAGTTAATAAAAAGTTATATGCCTACAAAAATTTCACAACTAGCTGAATATAATTTATTAACCGCATCGGCATTTATACCAATAGTTGACAACAACGAAACAGTTGGTGATAAAAATAAAAAAATAAGCATAACCGATTTAAGAAAAGTTTTTTACTTAAATTCACGAAATACTAGCTCTTTTATTAGACATACCCCAGGCCTTTATTATTTTGGTGATAATAGTGATGGGCCAGGCAATTTTAGCGGATCCATCACAACTCTCAGAACCAGAATATCCGCTTCATTTTCTAGCTCATTAGACGGGCCTCCTGTCATCAAAAACTTTAGTAGCCTTTTTATTTCTAGAAGTGTGGTTATAAGTCCGCCTAACAGATGTAGAGGTATGTTGATATTTGTTGATGGAGATGCAACCATTAGTGGTAGTATTAGTATGACTGCTAGAGGTGCAAAATTCACTGGAAGTGATGCGTCTTTTAGATCAATAAATCCGCCATATTTGGGTGATTATTGGAGCACTCAATTGTTTCCATCATCAAGTTATTTGAGCAGAGTATTTGCTATAGGCGCAAGTGGCGGTCCAGCTGGTCCTACTCCATCTAGTGTTGGTGGTACTGGTGTAACTGGTACATTAGGAAGAAGTGGAGGCGGCGGTGGAGGAGGTGGACAAGCAGCTGCAGGTGGAGCTGGATCAGCAGGCACATCTTTTAGTGGTGGGTCAGGAGGAGGAGGAGGAGGACCATCTCCGGGAGCGAATGGTTTTGCATTTGGTGGTCAAGGTGGTCCAACACTTGGTTACGGAGGAGGTGGAGCTGGCAATCCAGGTGGTGTAACGCCAGCCGCGGCACCATTTAGTCCTCTCCCAGTCTCCGCCCCAGCCGGTACAGGTGGATTATTAATATTAATTGTAAGAGGCAATTTAAAAATAGGTCCAAATGGATCAATTGTAGCTAATGGAATCAGTGGGGGTAATGGAATTGCTGCTTTTGGAAGTGCGGGTGGGGGTGGAAGTGGAGGTGGCGTTTTATATATTTATTATGGTGGCACATTAACAAACAATGGTACTGTTACATCCAACGGTGGATCAGGTGGTTTAACTGGTACACCAGCAGCGCCAACTGTCAATCAGGGAGGAGCAGGAGGAGCTGGTACATCTGTTTTATTAAAACTAAACACTGCGTTTCCTGTAGCGAATTAATATATAATAATATATGCCAACTAGAATTACAGATTTAGCTGAGAGTATCATAATATCAACTGGTTCATTTGTTCCCATAGTAGACGCTAATGAATCTATAAATTCCAAAAATAAAAAAATAAGTGTAAATGATTTACGAAAATATTTTTATTTAAATGGAAATAATTCCTCTTCGTTTACCAAACATACACCTGGTCTTTATTATTTTGGTGATAATAGCGATGGATCAGGCAACTTCAGTGGTTCTATCACAACTCTAAGAACTCGTATATCCGCTTCGTTCGCAAGCACTAGTGATGGTCCTCCTGTCATCAAGAACTTTAGCTCACTGTTCATTTCTAGAAGTGTGGTTATAAGTCCGCCTAACAGATGTAGAGGTATGTTGATATTTGTGGATGGTGATGCGACTATCAGTGGCAGCATAACTATGACCTCTAGAGGCGCGTCTGCTGTAGGTGCAGATGCTTCTTTTACAACAGTAAATCCGCCATATTTGGGTGATTATTGGAGCACACAGTTGTTTCCATCATCAAGTTATTTGAGCAGAGTATTTGCTGTTGGTGCGGCAGGCGGCGGTGGTTCAACTGCTGGAACAGCTGGTGGATTGGGAAGATCAGGTGGTGGAGGTGGAGGTTCTACCAGTACTGGTCCATATGGAACAGCAGGAGGAGGATCAGGAGGAACAGGAACGTCTTATAGTGGTGGAGCTGGAGGCGGCGGAGGCGGAGCTCCGGCTGGCGCGGGATCTAATGGTAGTCCGATTGGAGGAGCAGGTGGAAATGGAGGTGGAGGTGGTAATAGTGGTGGAGGAGCTGGAAATCCAAATGGAACAGGTGGATCACAAACAGCAACAGGCACGGGTGGATTGTTAATATTAATTGTGAGGGGTAATTTAAAAATAGGACCAAATGGTAGTATAACTACTAATGGGAGCGCGGGTAATAATGCAAACATAGTTGGAGGCAGTGGCGCGGGTGGGGGTAGTGGGGGTGGAGTGTTATATGTATATTATGGTGGTCAATTGACTAATAATGGATCTGTCACATCAAATGGTGGTTCCGGTGGATCTCCATTTGGTGGAGGAGCTAGTGGAGCTGGTGGAGCTGGAACTGCTATAATACAAAAACTAAATACTGCATTTCCAGCAGCAAACTAATATTTAATAATATATGGCAAATAAACGTATAACAGATTTAACAGAAACTTCAATTATATCATCAAGTAATTATTATTTGGTATATGATGCGACTGCTACAAAAGATCAAAATGCAGATGGATACGTAGATTTTAACAAAAAGGTTAAATATACAAATGTATGTAGTCAGTTTTCTCAATCAGCTATAACTTGGTTTGGGACTGGTGCTAATGGTTCATTGAACACAACATCGAGTGTAACATTTGCAACGTCTAATGACGCGGAAGTATTGGTAAGAAATTATACATCTCTCACAATCAATGCTGGTCATACAATGACCGTAAGCAATCGGTGTAAGGGTTTATTAATATACGTAGCCGGTGATTGTACTATAAATGGTACACTTACTATGACAGCTAAAGGCGCAAATGCAGTTGGAACCGCAGCTCATTATGTATATCAAGCTAAAAATTATTATGGTAACTTTATACCTCAATATCAATTTAATAGTGTAAAATTGTATGGTTCAGGCAGTGGAGGTGGTGCGGCTAGTACAGCAGGTAGATCTGCTGGAGAAGGTTATACTGGTGGAGGCGGAGGTGGTTATGCTGGTGGTGCAGGAACCGCAGGTACCAGTTGGAGTGGTGGATCGGGTGGTGGGGGTGGACCAAGTGCTACAGCTGGTTCTGTTAATGGTGGCGCCGGTGGAGCAGGTAGTGCAGCTAACACTGGTGGGGGAGCTGGTAATAATGGTGGAGCAGGTGGCCCAGGTGGAATAAGTGGAGGAACTGGAACTGGCGGATTAATTATTCTCGTTGTTAAAGGAACATTTACACTTGGTAATACTGGTATAATCACGGCACGTGGGGTAAATGGTGGCGCTGGATCTGCTGGTGGTGGAGGAGGTAGTGGAGGTGGTAGAATAGTAATATTATATAATCAAGGTTATGTTAATAACGGAGGTACTATTTCCGTTTCTGGTGGTATAGGTGGGGGTACCGCACCAACTAAAGGTGGCGATGGCGGAGCAGGAAGCATTACTATAAAGGAATTGCAAGTTTTATAATTATGGCAACTTTATCAATATCATCAATGTCAATATTGACAGGCAGCAAAAACAATGATACTTGTGTACTGCCTATTGTTGATTTAATATCAAATACAAATGAAAAAGCTAGAATAACAGCACATAATTTATTTTATAGCAATAATACTACAGTAGGCAGTTTAAGTAGTTATGATAATTATTTTGGTACAGGCGCCGATGGTAATTGCACTGTAAGCAGTAGTGCGCAAATAAGTTCATCAACTTCACCCGCTGGATTAAACAATATCAGCCGTGAATTTGGCGATACAATTGTAAAGAATTTTCAAAATTTAACTATCAACAGCGGCGTATTGTTTAGTCCATTACGAGTTTGTAGAGGTTTGGTTATATATTGTACAGGCGACTTGACCGTGAACGGTACCATAAGTATGACTGGCAAAGGCGGCGGTGTTGTTGCCAAAATTGCTGCGCCTATTGGACTTGCATCAAGTACAGATTCAAGATATGATTTGGTGGATGCTACACTATATTTCAATAATTTTTCATCAAGTGCTTCTGGTGGAAGAGGCATACCTACGCATTGGAATTGGGCGCCTAGTGGTAGTACTTGGTTTAGTAATTTTAAGATAAGAGTGCCATTAAGTGGAAGTGTTGCTGGAGGCGCCGGCGGAAGTGGGGGTAGTGGAGCTGGATCAACTGGCACAGCTGGAATTTTTTGTTGTGGGGGTGGAGGCGGTGGTGGTAATGGGGCACAAAAATATGGTTCTTTTGGATCTGGTTATGCTGGAGGTAGGGGGACAATATTTACTGGTGGCGGCGGTGGCGGCGGCGGTTATGGTGGGCTTCTACTTGCAGTTACTGCTGGAAGTTCAGGACTTCTTGAAAGTGGTGGTGCTGGTTCACGAAACTACTATGGACCTACTGGCGGTGGGGGCGCGGGAGTTTTAAATCAACCTGGTCCTGGTACTAATGGATCAATAGGTGTTGGCGGGTTATTAGTATTTATTGTGAGGGGAAATATTACAATAAATGGTACTGTTTCAAATAATGGGACAACCGGTGGACTAGGTGCGGCTAACGGTAGTGATAATGCGGGTGGTGGTGGAGGTAGTGGAGGTGGTAGAACTTTAATAATTTATGGAGGTACATACACCAATGCTGGAAGCGTGGTTGCGAATGGTGGAAGTGGTGGAGCAGGCCCTGCTGGCTCGGGGGGATCAGGAGGAGCAGGTAGCGTAACAGTGAGAAAAGTACATATTTAATTGAAAATGAAAGATATAATCATACTACATAGTATTCACGATAAAATAAGTAGAGAATTTGTTGCTACATATGGTAACAGAAATGATGTTGTTGTGTTAGAAGATGATGGGTATAATGTTCGATTAAAATATCCATATATTAGTGCGTTTCCAACTATTATTATAAACACGCCTTCCTATACAGATTCTCCAATTGCAGAAGAAAGTGGTGGTGTGTCTATAAAATTAGATATAAATGTTGATGATTTAGTTATACCAGCTAGTATTGAATATATAAGTTGTCCTAATAATTGGGACGATGTACACAGTAGAATAGATTATTGGGAAAATAAAGTGCCTAATTGGAAACAAACTGATAGTAGATATGTATGAATCGTTATACAATATTAGGGGAACGACGATCAGGAACAAATTTTTTAGAACAATTGATATCTGATAACTTTGAATTGAAGTTGGATTGGTTAGGTGGTTGGAAACATTTTTTTGGTTATAGTGGATATGAAAATAAATTGAAAAATAACCAAGATGTAATTTATTTTTGTATTGCAAGAAACCCCATAGATTTTTTAATATCTTTTTATAATTCCAAACTATTACAACCTATAGAAAGAACGCAAAACATAGAGTCTTTTTTATTAAATGAATTTTATTCGGTGTATTTACACAAAGGAAAATATGTAGATATTTTGGATGATAGAAATTTTAAAAACAACAATTTAAGATTCAAAAACATATTTGAGATGCGTTCTATAAAATGTAAATATTTGTTGGACGATATGCCTGAGTTAGTAAATAAGTATTATTTTATACGATACGAAGATTTGAAACACAACACTGATTTTGTATTAAATGATATTAGCAATAAATTTGAATTGGTTAAAAAAAATCAACAATACATTATTAATAAAAGTTATGTCGGTGTAAAACTTAATAATGATATAACAGAAAATTATCATACAGATGACAATATTAATCGTATTATATATAATAATATAGATTTATCGACCGAACACAGAATGGGTTATTTGACAGATATATGAAATTATATTCATATGATATAACAGAATTTAATTTTAAAGAACAATTACAAACTGTTTTAAACACATCTAATTTAGATAATTTGGATGAAAATAAAGACATAGAGCGACTATATTCAGATTATCTATCAGATAAACAGTTTTTAGATATGTATGTACAGTTTATAAGAAAATATATCACAGAGTTGTATAATGGTGTTATAGCATATCAAACTAAACCAGTGTGTAGATTAGTATATAAAAATAAATTAAATATGCATAAACTTCATAAAGACAAGTGGTATAGAAAAAATACGATTTATAGTGATATGCAGATAGATAATATTTTTTTACCATTTACAAATGCTTTTGATACAAACACAATTTGGACTGAATCAGTTGAAGACAGTCACGATTTTTCTCCGATAAAATGTGATTACGGTCAATTTGTACATTGGGATGGTTGCAATTTACTTCACGGTAATAAATTCAACAATACTAACAAAACAAGACTGAGTATAGATTTTAGAGTTTATAAATATAAAGATTTATTACACCCAGATTATTCTTTATTGAATTTTTAGAAGAAAAAACTATTTATAATAGAATATGGCAACTTTAATATCAGCATTAAGTACCTTAACAGGCAGTATAAACAATAATACAAATGTTTTTCCCGTTTTGGATCAGACAATAAGTTCATCAGCAAATAGAAATAAAAAAGCTAGAATAACTACACACAATTTATTTTATAGCAATAATACTACAGTAGGCAGTTTAAGCAGTTACGACAATTATTTTGGCACAGGTACAGACGGTGATTGTACCATAAGCAGTAGTGCGCAAATAAGTTCATCCACATCACCCGCTGGATTAAACAATATCAGCCGTGAATTTGGTGATATAATTGTAAAGAATTTTAAAAATTTAACCATTAACGGCGGCTTATTATTTAGTCCATTACGAGCTTGTAGAGGTTTGGTTATATATTGTACAGGCGACTTGACCGTGAACGGTACTATAAGTATGACTGGTAAAGGTGGTGGTGTTGGTTCCAAAATTGCTGCACCTATTGGAATTGCTTCAAGCACCGATTCAAGATATGATTTGGTGGATGCTACACTATATTTCAATAATTTTTCATCAAGTGCCACTGGAACTATTGGTCATATGAATTGGGCGCCTAGTGGCAGTGCTTGGTTTAGCAACTATAAGATACGAGTGCCATTGAGTGGAAGTGTTGCTGGGGGGGCCGGTGGAATTCAACAAACTAGTACTCCCTTCACTGGAATTGGTGGAACTGGAACGGCTGGTATATTTTGTTGTGGAGGCGGAGGTGGAGGTGGGGCTAGTAACTATTACAATGGTGGTGCCGGAGGAAGAGGTACAATATTTTCTGCGGGAGGCGGAGGTGGAGGTTCTGGAAATGGCCCTGGTGGACAAACAGGAGGATCTTCCGCTGCATTTGAAGTTGGTGGTGGCGGAGGAGCTGGTTGGGCTGGAATTCAAGGTGGTGGCGGCGGAGGAGCTGGATCTCCAACAGGCCCAGCTGGATCAGGTCGTAATGATCCACCTGCAACTAATGGTGGAATTGGTGTCGGCGGATTGTTAATACTTATTGTAAGAGGAAATATTACAATAAATGGCACTGTTTCAAATAACGGATCAGCTGGTGGAAATGGTGGAGGACCAAGTGGAGGCGCTGGTAGTGGAGCGGGTGGGGGTGGTAGTGGAGGTGGTAGAACCATAATAATTTATGGTGGTACATACACTAACGCTGGAAGTGTTGTTGCGAGCGGTGGTAGTGCTGGTGTTGGTCCTGGATATGGTCCAGGCGGCGGTTCTCCTGGCGGTGCAGGTGGAGCGGGTGCTATAACTCTGAGAAAAGTACATATTTAAAAATAAAAAAACAATTTTGGTATATAACAATATTTATAATAGACTATGAAAGACACAATAATAATACATAATATTCACGACAAAGCGAGTAGAGAATTTGTTGCTGCATATGGTAACAGAAACGACGTTACTGTATTAGAAGACGATGGATTAAAAGTTCGTCTAGCATTTCCTTATATCAGCGCATTTCCTACTGTTGTAATACCCACACCATCTTATGAAGATACAGATGAAAATGGGACAGTAACCACAATCGAAGGTAGCATTGAATATTTGAGAGCACCTGAAGATTGGAACAAAGTACAAGAACGGATTGATTATTGGGAAAACAAAGTGCCAAATTGGAAACAAACTGATAGCAGATATCAAGCTTAAAAAATATGAATCAACCAACAATTACTTGGAAAGTAACAAACCTAGACTGTTACCCAAAATACGATCAAGAAACCGACGTTGTATTTACTGTACACTGGGACTGTTTGGGCAACATTGTGGTTGCTACAGGTAGTTTGAGTGGCAGTGTATATAACAGTAGATTATACGGTACCACAGGTGTACAATACCACAGTGGTTCAGCATTTATACCATATGATCAATTGACTGAGAATGTGGTATTGGGATGGACATTTGATAGTATGGGTACTGGTAGCAAAGCTAATATTGAAGCTGGTGCTATATCTAGTTTATATACTCAAATAAATCCTCCGGTGGTTCAACCGCCATTGCCTTGGGTAACAACAGGTTCTGTAAGTAATTAAAATAATAACTATTGTATAGTAGTGTTCTAGTTATTTAACAAAGTTATAAACATATGGAAGAACAAAAACAAATTAATTTATCAGATCTCACATTAGTTGAATTGAAAGCTTTTGCTTACGATGAAGTTGTTAAGTTAAACTTTTCACAAAACAATTTGAGAATTATCAACCAAGAACTTTCTGCCCGTCAACAACAAGGTGTGGAAAATGCGTCACCAGTAACAACTGCAACAAAACAATAATATAAGTTATATGCAAAAACAAATATCTGATTTCACCGTGGTTGAATTGAAAAGTTTGGCATACGATGAACTTGCAAAAATCGAATTGGCACAAAATAACATTCGAATTTTGAATCAAGAAATCACCAATCGTATACAATCTCAATCACAACAAACAACTGGTGATTTTACTAGCCCCCCCACCGCTAATACCGAAACCGTTTAAACGGGATCACCATAGATATTGAAGCCTTTGGGTGGTTGTGGTACCACTTCTTCTTCAATAGTCTTAATAGCATACAATTTGCTATCTAGTGGGGCTAGTCTATATTCACACTTGATTTTGGTTTCTTTGAAATAAGATTCAAGCGCTTCAGTGATACTTGGATGAATTATTTTGCGGGTATCATTCACAAGAGTCCATCTATCGCCAGGTGGTACTCTGGTAGCAATTAGTTCATTGTGTTCTGTAATTTTTGTAGCCATAATATATTATCGGGGTTTGACAAAGAATATTTTGTGCATTCCTGTCATATAAAAAGTATTCAAATCCATATTCAACGCTTTACATTCAAGTTCCCCAGGCCAAAAGCCAGTCCATCTAGCAAATTGTTTATCGTGGTCAACACACTCACATCCTAACTTTTGGCCACCACATACACTACATCTTTCAATGTCACACTTTTTTTTGTGTGGTTTGCCAGCAACAACTTTACAACTAAAACAATTGTCTAGTTCCACTTTTTGACACGCTGGAGTTTGTTTCTTTTTCATAATTAACAACAATGACCCTTTTTATCATCTGCGGTAAAACTATTAAGATTGTAGTTACTAGCACGTATATCACGTAGTCCATACAGTTCTCGGTACATATCATATACAATATGATCCAAATCTTTTACTGTCATAGGAATGCTTTTGTTCTTATCTACTTCTTGCATTTTTAAGCAATGTTTTTTGATGATAGAATCAATTTGTTCTTTCATCAATTTTTAATTGTTTTAATGATTTTACCGTCACAATTATAATAAGCCCTATAATAGTTTGTGTGTACTACATATACACTATTTGTGGAGTTTTCAATCATACTATAAGTAATATACTCGTTGTTAATAGAATGCACTCTGCTGCAAGGAGGTAGTGTTTCCAATGCTCTATTATAACTGTATCTCAACAACATTCCACTGGAACATCCAGTACACAATAATGCAATAATTAATAGTTTCTTCATTCTGTTAACTCACGTTCTTCTACTGAATAATTATGACTATCTTTGTACATATCACGATATTTTTCAGCATTTTCTTTCTTGAGATATACCTTTTCAATTGCCAAATCATTACCTCTATATGACATAATTAGATATACCTTAATTTTTGGTGGTTCTACTGTCATAGCAGTCAATAGAATTGCTGCTAAACTACCCAACATAATTTTATTAAAACGATTCATATTTGCTTAGTTTATTTTTATATCTTTGAATTGTAATAAAATCTTCATCCATATGATCATTAGCCTTTACAATCTCACGGCTAAATCGTTCCACTTCATCACATAGATAACGAATATCTTCACACAACTTTGGATCAATTGTGGTATTACAATTTTTTTGTGTAAATTCTCGTAGTCTATCAATTACTATTTTGTTAGTCTTCATTGGTTCTGTAAATTACTTTATCAACAGTAATTCCTTTTTTATGTGACTTGGGACCATACATAGCCCCATACTGATTCTTGCTGTTAATATAAGCCATTAAATCAGTTTTAATGGCCTCTGCATCTACATCGTCAAAATTTGGTGGTAGATTAACTGTTAAATAATATTTTGGATTGCTCATAAATGTTTACCAGTGATGAATGATGTTTGCGATAATAAAGGCGCATGTAATAAAGTTTACCAGAACAATGATAAACCTCAAGGAAAAACTAGCTAGAGCATAATTTACAGGCAATACAGGCACATCTGGCTTACATTCATCTGTATGACCTACACGGTGGTCAATAGTTCTAGCTAACTTCAAGAAAAACTTATTGGTTGTCATCTTTGGTTATAATAAAAAATGCACTGATAATTAGTAATAATCCAATAAAACACAATCCATAATATAGTGTGTCAGTGTTCATATAATCAGAAATCTTACAATCTGTAGATCACCATCTGCATTCTTGGTTTCAAGAATTACATCTGGATTTGGACGATCACAACTAAGATAAACCTTAGCATTAGGAATATTCAATTCCTTGATCATCTTCTTTTCCACTGCGTTTTTAACCCATTCAATAATTTCTGATGTTTTTACAATAGTCATATAATTTAATTTCCCATCCAATTAGTTACATTCTCTGGTCCATTTGGGGTTTGAATACCAATATACTTTACCTTGGTCAAATCCATAGGCATCTTGATGCGTTTCCAATCCCATAGGGATGGTAGATCACTATCATCAACAGCTTCCCATTCAATGTCCAATACAATTCTAGCAGATTTAGTTTTATTAATATTATTCATAACTTTCACGATCAATGTTGGTGACATACGGGAATCTGGGCAGTTCATCTCCAGGTGTAAGGTTAAAATACTTCACCGTAGCACTCTTTCCAATGAGCTTATTTTTATTCTTCAATAGTTGCTTCAAATATTGCCGATCACCCTTAATATTACTGTGGAACTCAATACCTTTATGGTTTTTGAATACCATATGTCCAGCCATACCACTCTTGTTACCTACACCTTCAACAATATCAAGAATAGTGAATTCACTATCTTGAAACTCCTTACGCTTGAGAAGATGTTTGCTTCGTTTGTTCTCATATGGCCCATCGGTACGAACCATCTGACCCTCGTATCCTTCGTCAACATACTTTTCATACAACTCATTTAAATGTGTAATCGTGTCCACAAGGTGAGTCGGAACACGACGAACCACATTGTTATTAACAATATAAGTAGTAATGTCACTATTGCGGTCACTAAAAGTCTTCTGTACAATCCAGTCATAAACCCAGTATTGAATATTCTTTTCACTCTCAGCCAAATCTTCAGCGGTAGGCTTGGTCTTCTTTACCAAACTACAAATAGCATTAAAGTCATTGGCAAACTTATCAGCATACAATTCACCATCAAGAATTGCATTGGGGAACTTGTCAAAGAAAGGTTTCAATGCAACCAGTACGTGAGGAGCTGAAACAATAGGTTTACCATTACGGCTCCACATACCATCACGCTTTACAACACAACGAATACCATCCAACTTGGGTTGACTATAAACTGGATACTTCAATTCATCCTTGTAGTCATCATAGTTCTTGGCCAACATTGGCTCAGTAAATGAAGATTCATCAATGTCCTTGATGTTTTCAAAATAACCACTTTCTTTCTTCTTCTTCCAAGTGGCTTTGGCTTCTTTTACGGCTTGATCTTCAGATGAAGTAGCATTCTTTTTACCTGAATTTTTACCCTCACACAAAGTCCATTCGGTTGTTTGGATTGCTCCATCAATCTGTCCATAGTGAGTACGATACTTGTTACCATCAACCTCAATGGTCCAAGTTTGAATAGCACCCGTATTGGTACGAGCGAATAACATAGGTAGTTTCATATCTTTTATAATATTACCACGGCGCAAGAAAAAAGTCAAGGAGATTTTCATCGTCCTTGACTTTGGTGTGGTTTAAGCTGACACTGTATTGATTTTTGTTTTATACTTATAAACTGCTGTTACGTTTTCGTCTGTCATTACCTTTGACTTAACCAATCCATTGGCCAACAGTTCATATCGCTTCTGACACTTTGGGGTTTCACGACCACGGAGCAACGCTGCGTATGTCATCTTTTTGTCGCCAACCTTGTGGTCAGCTTCAGGATTCTTCTTCAAAAGAGTGTTGATTTCCACAAACTTTTTCAGAAACATATTCACATCCTTGATCTGATTACGATGACGGTGATAAAACACAAACAAGTCAAACACAGTTTGCTTACTTAGCTTCATACTTTCCTTGAAGATATCTTCATTTGGAGCAACCCACGTATTAAAGAATTCATCTACGTCATTCTTAAAACAAGTTGACTTGCTATTTAGCTCAGAGCCAGTTTCATATTCACTATAAAGAATACCATCACTGATGTTCTTCTTGAATCCAAAACTATGGAAGAATGCCATACCAGCAAACTGTGAGTCAATCTTACGACGGTTATAATCCTGTTCTGAAAAGATTGAAAGAATCCAACTACGGGTACTGAAATTCTTGTAATAGTTCTCACCCAATTCCCGACAAATCTTTGAGATGGGACTAATAATAGCGTTACGCTTTTCAGCAGCGTTCAATTCACATCCACTATTTACAGCGATGAAAATGTCACTCAACTGTGAACGAGTAGCCTTGGTATACACTTCCAGTGTAATTGTACGAGTAAGAATAAAATCCTTAACTGATTCGCTTAGATCAGCCCACCGCTGTTCACGCTTGATAGTAAACTTATTGCCTAGATTGTCACAATATGTTCCAGCACGCAATTCCAGTTGGTTAGTAAACAACAATCGTAGGGTAGTAAAACGGTTGTTGCTATCAAGGTTAAGATAGTTAGCTCCCTCGGAAAGCCAATCGGAATAATAGTTGATATCTTCCGTTGACAGTGAATTCTTCCGGCATTCAACTACATCAGCAAAAATAAACTTGCTTGGAGCGATTCCCTTAAATAGCGAATCAAGATAACTGCGTGACTTTGCACCGTCCCAACGTGCAGGACTTTGAAAACTATCGTCGATAAAGACGCTATCGAGAAACTTCTTTACATTGGAGAGTTCCCAGTTTTCAGTTGTGGACTTAATTGTCTTTTCATTTGTACCGATCATATTATTATTTTCCTTTTATTACTGGATTTGGGTTATGACATAATTGTCTAATTAATAATTTTTATCACAGACAGCGTAAGTGCTTTTTGGATTTAAATTAAGAGTTGTGAACCAGTTCCTCACAACAAAATCATCTTAACATTGGTTTCTTTAATTGTCAAGCGGAACGTTGAGCGTCTTCCAAAATTTTTCGTTGAGAATTTTTACAGGTACTTCGTTTTTTAACTCGAAATTAGGATGTTCATACACATAATTGAGCAAACTTTTTGCTGAAATATAAAACAACACCATTTTATCCTCACACAACTTGATACAAAAATACCCACCGTTGTTGAGAACTTCAGCTTTGTCTTCCCAAATCAATTTTTTAAGATTGCCTGATGTATGTCCAAGATAAATTGTATTTGTCGGAGATACACGACGAACGTCTACACGAACGGTGGGATCATCTGTTAATTCAAAATCCCACTTGCTGTTTGCTGGACTCTTTTTGATATTGGTATAACCGCTTTTGGTGGTCAAATAATCCAATATGATTCGTTCAATCAATTCCCCACATCCGCCAACTCTAACTTGATTGTAAACATAGTCATTAATCATCTTGTATCGTTTCAGTTCTTTAAGAGAAATTTCTCCCAGACTATAAACCTCAGATTTGAATTCAATTTTCATTTTTAATTACATCTCCATTAGAATCGCTATACCACACTTCACCCACATTAAATTGCTTGATCACACTTTGACAACCACAACACGGCTTGCTGTTGTTCAACTTGCCAGTTCGATCTACCCTAAGAACAACCATTTTAAAATCCCTAAGATCCTCCTTGCCACTCTTCATACACACACTCAACTCAGCGTGCAAACCAACCAGTTGATGGTTTTTATAATCGTATTTAAGTGTCTCAGGATGACTCTTACAGCTATTTGTACCAATATGTACAATCTTTCCACACTTAATCAAAAAAGCTATATGACTACACCTATGCTCTAGGTTAAGCGGACACATAGCTTTGGCAATGTCAATGGTACGCTTCAAAATCTTACTGTTCATTACTAAATTCATAATACCAGCGACTTTATAAAAAGTCAACAACCTTTTTTATATTTTGAAATTTTGAGGTGGGTATGATATGATATGTTTATGGAAAATCTTTATGTTGAAAAAGTAAACAATTTGACTGCCAAAGAATTGATTGTTAAACATCATTATACACACAAATGGACCATAGCTGAGTTGTGTATAGGAATCTTCGACAAAAGCAAAGGTAGTGTATTTTTTGAAGCGCCTAAGCTGGTTGGGGCGGTTGTATTTGGACCAACTGCTGGTGCTAATGTGGCTAGAAGTGTATCACCTTTACTAAATCATTCCAATTTATGGGAGTTGAAACGATTGTGGGTAGAAGATGATTTGGGTAAAAATACTGAAAGTTGGGTTATTGGTCAATGTTTGAAATATATCAAACTCAATCATCCTGAAATAAAATGTTTGATAAGTTATGCTGATCCTGATGCTGGACACATCGGTACCATATATCAAGCTACCAATTGGCTGTATCAAAATATTGAAAGACCCAAAGGTACCAGTGGTTATATTGTTAGTTTTGATGGTGGTGTTAAATGGCAACATTCACGTACACTATTTAACAAATATGGTACGTTTAACTATAACAAATTAATAGAAGTACTACCCAGACCATTTAAAATCAAAGAATTGTCAGTCAAAGAAAGATATATCTATCCACTGGGAAGCAAAGTGGAAAAGAAAAATCTGATTAAAAGTTTGAATTATCCCATTATAGAATATCCCAAACTCAAATCAGATAAAGAAACAATAATAGAGTTTAATTAATAATCTTCAACTGAATATTACCCAGTGTAAGATTCTGCACAATAACATTCTTAGCATCAAGCAATTCATACTTGCTATCCACTCGCTTTACTTTACGATTGCCCTTCTTGCTCTTACGATACACAACGACACCACCACTATAACTTTTAACAATCAGTTGCGCAACTTTCTTACGCCATTCGTAAGCTGAAAAGTTATTGATAACATCAATCAAAATAGTACCAGTAATCTTGTTACGAATATCAGTATCAGATTTGATCATAACCAACAAATTATCAAACAATTCAAAATCAGCACTGGAAAACTCAGTGATCTTCTTACGAAAATATTGATTAAAATACTTGGTAACGTTACTGTCAACAAAATAGGCATTCAAAATCTTATCACAAAACGAACGAATCATAACAAGTTCATTGTAACGATCAGTGACTTCACCCCTCGTTTTGATAGCAAAATCAATAATGCCACTTTCCTTCTTCAATTCATACGACTTGTCATTAAGCGTTACATCACCAGTTTCACCACGTTTGATATTGCTCTTGCGTGAATCACCAAGCATCAAAAACATAGACAACTCACCACGACCAGTTTGATGCTTGATGTTCTCAGGCAACGCAAGCACATTGTCAATTTTATGTGCATCACTGTTAACATCATTCACTTCCTTGAGGAACTCATCCACACTGTCAAATTGAGGAAGCTTGTTGATGCCAATGTCAGTCAACGATGCAACCAAGTGGTCAACCCTAGAAAGGTGAGACTCAGACTTGTTTTTCTTCTCAAGCTTGAGAAGTCCATTTTTGATTTGATTGCTAAAAAAAGTGGTAGATTTGGTGCTCATCACAAGTACCAATCTACCACCTTTTTTCAAAATGTCAACAGCTTATTTTAAACCTTTATAAGTTTCAATTGGCTTTTTTGTAGCCAAGTCTTGGTCAAGAATGTCAATTGCTTTTTTCTTAGACTTATAAAAAGCGTGGGTCAACAATTTAAGATCCACATCTTCAACGTCATATCCCATCTTAATATACTTAACCAATCGTTTCAATGTTACACTAGGATAGTAAATACTACCTTCATTAAACTTCAATTTATTAGTCTTGATATCATCTAAAATGCCATTTTCATAAACTACATTGGTACCATCATAAGCAATGCGACATACATTGATATCAAATGACTTAAATAGTTCTTCAATAGTATCAAAATATTTGAATGTTACGCACTGAATCTTCCAATCAACATCCATATACTTAATTGTAAGTGTACAATGCCACTCACTGTATATGGTAGATTCAATTTTTATATATCCCGCAGTAACACTGCTTACACTCAGATCATATACAAACTTTTCAAATTGTTCTTTGTTTTTAAAGAATACATCTACATCAGCATTTGTTAATGGTAACTTACGATAGGTTCTATGTAAACAACCACCAGCAATCCACGGACCATTTTCAGTACACTTAGGCAATAACTCAATCAAATACTCCAACACACTTGATGTGGGTAAATGCTTTACAAATAAATTTAATGTGGTCTTTTCTAGTTTCATTGGAACTTTATATGGTTCTTGTGGTAGTTCCACAAATTTAATATCCAGATTCATAAATCTTCTTCAATACGTTGGGATAACAATTGTCTGGGTAGTCTTTACTATTCTTTCCACTACTATAACTCAAACAAATTGATTCTTCAAGCACTGGTTCAAACTTTCGTTTGGTCTTGTAAAACATATTTACACTATTATTGGTGCAAGTTTGATAAAAATCACAACCTACACTCATACACATACCAATATCATTTGTCTTGATACTATACTTTTTCATAAAAATAAGGGAGGTACTGTTACATACCTCCCTTTTGATATCAATCCTTACTTCCAAGAAGATACGTATTGCTAATAGCCTTGAAACTAAACTCCTTCTCAAGACCACGTACAACCACACCTTCCCTATCAACTTCCATATTCAATACACTCTTACCTTCAGCATACCTCAACATATAGTCAACAATATTGTTTTCATTTGGAATTACAAATCCATACTTCTCAAGTACAGGCACCATCTGCAATTGCAAACCAAACAATACCCACTCAAGTTCATCAAAGAACATACGGCGACCCTTATCAATGTCATAACCAGTAAAGAAGTACAACTTGTGGTCGCTCAATCCATACAAATTACCATTGATACCAGCACCAATTAGTTCTCCCTGCAAAGCAATATTCTTGCCGTGTTTAGTCATCTTGTCCTTCAATTCAAGCACCTTGGCCATACGCCATAGACTATTGTCATCAGTTTCAGACAACTCCCAATTGCGGCCACAAACACCAAATACACCGTTGTTAAAATAACAAGTGAAACTAGTACCATCCAACTTTTCAGTTATATAAGCACGCTCACCAACTGGACTAAATCCAACTTCACTCTCAAAGTTCTGAATACGAATTTCCTCAGTCTTTGGAATAAAGCTAGGAAATGTTCCCTTGATCTTTCCAGCCAATTGAGCGGGAATAGGAGGTTCATACTTGACAATATCAAGAGCCTCAGTCAAATCATCACCTTCCTTTGGATTACTAATACCCTCTGGAATTGGAGTCAATAGACCCTGACTGATCTGTCCACGGAGCCTAATGGTCTTGAGACGAAATCCCTCAGTAGAACCCATACGCTTGAAACTACTCTTGCGTAGAAATTCAAATTGAGGGCGGATCGGCAAAAAGCTGTCAATTTCGTAATAAACAGCCAAATCACCCACCTTGTATTTAGTCACAGAATCTACTACCCACCAACCCCCCACACGATATGCGCAAATTTTATCTGCTCCTTCAATTAACTTGATTTCTTCAATTTTTTTGATTGACGCTAGTTTTCTCATAAAATTTTTTTAAACTATTTTTTATTTTTTCTCTCGTCTCTAACGATACACTATGTCCCTTCAAAGTACAAGATGTTTTTCTTCTTTTTTCCGGATTTAGATTTGCATTTCTGATGTTTTCAAGTGCATCTTTAGAAAAAGATTGTTTTTTCCTTTCAGGTCCTATTTTTTGAGTATTGCCTCTACCAAACAACCATCCATTTGGTATACCCTCATCATCTTTGAATTTTTTAGATTCTAGTGTTATGGGATTATGATACCATTTTTTACCGATTTTAGATTTAATTTGATTTAATTTATGTTGTACTGACCAAGTGGTACCTGTTTTAGCTTTTCTCATTTTTTCTCTCGTTTCAATCGAACGAGTTTTTCCTTTATTTAGTTGACTTATTTTTAATCTTGTTTCAGCTGTCATAGGTTGACCTCCCCATGCATATGGAGTTATATTATAACCTATGTCTCTATTTGTAGAATTAAATTTTTTAATATAAAATTCTTCTTTTTCTCTAGCGTCGTTAAATGTAAAACATTCTTCTAATATTTCTCGGTTAAAACTATTTTTTCCATATTTTTTAATTGCACTGGTAATTAGTTTTCCACTACCAATGTATCCATCATCAATGTTATCAGTTTTATGTTGACCTATGTATATTTTATTATTGACTGTACAAGTTGTTTTATATATAATCCATTTCTTCATACTAATAAGTATGAAAATGAATATTGTTAATTACAACTTGCTATCTTATTTTTCTAAATTAATAACTGGTAAACTCAACCTCAAGTGACTTGAAATTAATAGTAGACGGATCTACATTCAAATCAATTCCATCATTTACAACAAACACCTTCAAGTCCTTCTTGGTATCAAGCGAGGGTCCACCACTACAGCTACAACCAGAGCTGTAACACCAAGTGACGTTACCATCCTTGTCAACACCAATACCCTCATAAGAGTGGTGACCATAACCACCATCCCAATTCTCAATCTCCTTGAAAATTACGATGTGGTCATCATCAAACTTGCTCTTAGGAAGAGTGTCCCAATTCTTTACAATGTAATCTACGATATTCATTACTCCTTAACTCTACCACGTAGTTTAAACAAAGTCAACAAAAAACCCGCCAGATTTCTCTAGCGGGTTTCTCCACTTATCCTACCACTTATCGGTTGGTATTTCCAACATTAATGAACGGCACAACTCCTCCGCCATTATATACCGGCAACTTACCATCCCACCTCTGAAGCGCTTCATACTGAACCAGTGCCGGGGTTAGAGACTGAGCCAACACCAAGTTAGCCTTGGACTGAGCCTCTGCCTTAAGAGCAATACTCCGAGCCTCACCCTCTGCCTTGGCAATGTTACTTTCCTTCTCACCACGAGCCTTCTCAATCACCTGATCCGCCTCAGCCTTACTTTGACGAACCTTGGTTTCAGCCTCAATAGCCTTCTGACTAGCTTCTAGTACAGCATTGATACGAGTCTGAACACTCTGATCAACACGAAGACCACCGTGGAAGCTGATCAACTCAAACCTAAATCCCTTGGGTCCAAGTTGGACGTTAAGATTGCTCTTAACATTGTCAAGAAGATACTGCTTCCTCTCACCAAAGATGTCACTAGCCTTCATAGTACTAGCAACACGATTGAATGCGTTATTCACCTCATTCCTCATAAATCCATGAGTAATAACATCAGGCGACTGACGAAACTCAACGAAAATCTGAGGAACCTTCTCAGCAATAAACGTGTAAGCCAGAGCAATATCAGCATTAACCACCGCACCTTCAATACTATTGAAAGTTACACTGTCATCGCCAGGACTTTCCTTGCTCCCACGTTCACGATCCCACACAGCATTCTGCATAAAAGTAGGGAACTTATAGATATCCTCAGTGATAGGGTTGTAGAACACACCACCAGTAACCAACGGGAAATCATTGACTCCCTTCTGGCTACCCCACTGATTTACCTTGATACCAACATAACCAGGCTCAACCCTATCACAACCAGTGAAAGTTGAGATGGCGACGATACCGGCGATTAGACTAACGATCTTCTTATTCATTTTCTTTGTTTTTATTTTCTTTGTTTTTATTTTCTTCTAGTTTCTTGACCAACTTGGTCACATCACTTTTTAAGATTACCAGCGTGCTGATAAAAAGTCCAGCAAAAAGTGCGGACCCGATAAGATTTGCAATGTCACTTTTTTGATTAATCAATATCACGGATGTGTTAAAAACATAAGCACCCGCTGTCATCAAAACAAAATACTTTGTGCAATACTTTACAATATTTTTATTACTAAACATATATTAATTCTCCTTGATATAAAGTTCTGGAACTTCAGTGGTCAATGGAATAACTACATCATTCAAAGGTTCATCTGATTCAGCTGAATCATAATCGCCGTCTCTTGTGTTTGGAATAGGCAGATTATCAATATTCCAATTTGCACGACATTCTTTGGCAGTCTTCTTTAGTGGAGGAAGTTCATTGCCATCCTTGTCATATACAATGACATACTGAAAACTATTATCATAGGTACAATCGTTGTACTCACTATGAACTACCATAACCATTGTGGTTGCTTCAGGAGGATAATACTTCTTGGCAAACGCAATATGTTCACTATACTTTTGTGTATTAGGAACGTAACCAAGTTTGGCTAGATCCTGTAATGTTGCTCTACGATATGAACTCATATATTAAAACTTTAGAACTTCCTCACGGATAATAGACAGATGTTCATATTCATCACCATATAGGTCTTCGTGGATACACTGAACATCACCAAAAAGTTCAATTAGTGATTCAAGCAGTGGATTTGGCTTATATTCCTTCGTTGCATTATCCCACTCACGTTCAACTTCTTCACCTTCTACTACAATCTTGAGATCTTCATATCCAATATAGAATGAGGTTGCGCCACCATCGTTAAATTCGTGGTTATTAAGATACATCTCAATGCTGTCCAGTGTAGGATTATCAACAAAGATCTTCTTTAGTTCAGCCTTAAACTCCTTCTGGAGTTCTGACTTAACTGTGTTGAGTTGATTCTTTAGCTCTTCAATTTTCTTAAGTGACTCTTTCATATGTTTTGTTTTGTTTTGTTAGTCTCCGATTACATTTTTAATACTACCACCGAAAGTTTTAGAAGTCAAACCATTTTTAGCACGGGATTTACGACCTTCATCAATTTTCACAAAGCTAGGAGGATGTGAAATGCCATTCTGCATCCAACTCTTGAACTCCATTTCAGCCAGATAATCTTGTGCTGAAGGAATAAACTTATTAGCAAAGTCTTCCAAACAATGTTGTTCACCAATATCCCGCACACTTACACTACGTCCATCACTATTAATAATAGTAGGAAAACGATGATCACTTGTTTCTGGACCACTATTAGCAAACTTTACTCGTTCCAGAATATTACTAAGAAACCAACTATTGTGGGTTAGAGCACGATGTCGGTTATCCGCAATTGCACCCTTACTACAATCCATAAAGGCGTGAATAGGTTCATAATCCTGTGGCTGACCGCCGAACTTACGGACTGAACTTTGAGCGTGAATATATGGCTTTGACATAACAAACTCAATCTACCACAGGTTTTATAACAAGTCAAAACAAAAATCCCCTCTTTTTACGGAGGGGATTTGTATACTTAATGATGTTTATCTTGCTTAACGTGGTTCTTATTCAACATAATCTTCTGAATCTCTGGGAATGACAACGGCTTACCGTGACCATCCCAACCTACATCCAGAATTTTATTGTCTGGATAATCTACCTGAGTGGTTGGATTGGTATAGTGACTATGACCACTCAACTGCCAAGCACCCTTTTGCATTTGGTTAAAGATTTGATGTGGGTAATGATGAATAACAATCATATGACCGTTTACAATCAATTCCTTATAATAACCCAGATAAGTTAGTTTACCAATTGCATATGGATACACTTCAATGCCATCATTAGGACTGTTACCAGTGAATCTAACCATATTCAAATGGCCAGCAACAGCATCTTCATAATGCTTACGAATACAGCTGTTATGATTGCCCCAAATATAAGCAATGTTTTGACAATTGATTCTAGCCAGAATTTCATTGAACTCAGGCGGAGTAATATTAAGACAAAAATCACCAAGATGAATTAGTGTATCTTCTGGACGCACCACTTCATTGATCTTCGCAATCAAAGCATCATCGTGTTCATAACGATCTTTATATCCTCTAGCTTCAAATATGAAGCTTTGATTATGTCGGAAATGAGTATCACTGGTAAAGAATACCTTGTGATCATCATTATGAATTAGTTTTAGCGGTCTTTCAAACATAAATTACCTCATCAATGCCTTCATTTGTAGAAGGTTCTTCAAACTTAGCAAGCATTTTGTCGATTACAAAAGTAGGTACAACTCTACCACCTTCACTACCTCTCTTCTGGTTTCGTGCAATTAATCCATCACGATCCATCTTGAATACAAGAGCAACTACCTTTGCACCATACTTTTTGGCTGTATTAGTGTAGTCACTTCGTTCTCTACGATTTACACTAGTTGCGTCTACTAATACATTTTTACCATCTTTTAGAAATTCGTCAACCTTTCGTTTGATATGACCAAAAACTTGATTTGTGCAAGTTTGGTCCGTTTCTCCACTTCCAAATTTTGCACGTAGTTCATCACTACTTAGATATTCAATATCTTTGTCTTTAATAAAGTTCTTTGCATAAGTTGACTTACCACTTCCAGGCAAGCCAACGGCAATATAAATTGTGTTATTCATATGTGTATATTAACATCTACTTGTTATAAAGTCAAGAGAAAATTGTAAAGAGGAAGTAAAAGATGTTTATTTGGGGTGGTTGATATGGTATATATGTAATGTAATCAATGGTGGTTACACAAACAAAGGAAATATATGTTAAAATATCTATTAGTATTAACCGCAGCATTATCTCTAAATGCTCAAGAAGGTCCAAAAGGTCCACCTCCAGGTAATCGTCCTCCTCGTCCAAAGTTGACAGAGGAACAAAAAGCACAACGTGTTGCTTTGGTTGCTAAATATGATGTGAATAAAGATGGTAAGTTGGACAAAGAAGAACGTACCAAGGTCAGTGATGATGATCGTAAATTAATGAGAAGTTTTGGTCCACCACCAGGCGGTCCAAGAGGTCCAAAACACGATGGTCCACCAAAAGATGGTGATAGACCAACCAAACCAAAGAAGAACTAATAAACAAATAACCCCACTAAATTAATAGTGGGGTTTTCATATTCAACTAATATGTGAATTAGGCAGTGGTTGTTGGATCATTGTCACTAGCAGCTTCCAAACGAGCAGCTTGTGCATTTACCAAGTCAGCAGCAGCTTGAATTGCTTCTTCACTTGGATGTGGAGTGTTTAATACTGTTACAGCACTATCAGTTGCAGCACTCAAACGTGCCAATGCGTCTTGTAGATTATTAATTGCAGCCATAATTTCGTTTAACCTTTCAGTTTGTTGTTTGTTACTATCTAAAACAGCTTTCAATAACACTAAATCATAACACTCGTTATTATCGTTATTACCAAAAACCATCTTAAAAAACTTTTTTAGTGTATTCATATAATATTAAATATCAAACTCTTGTATATAATTAGTTACATTAAAGTAAAAAACCCCACCAATTTATTTTAATCGGTGGGGCTTGATATAAAGATTATCTTTTTTATACTAATACAGCGTCATATAACTGGGTTGAATTTGCAGCTTTTATTCGAAGATGAACTTTGCCATCACTCGATGTCATTACATCAATTACCTCAGCGCCTTTTAAAGCAAGTTCAGGTAGTGAACCACCATCAGTAGTTACTTCACTTAATGCTAATTGTGGCAGTCCCAATCGATTTGCTAATGCTTCAACTTTAGATTGGTTACCTTTACGAACTTTTAGTTCAGCTAGTTCATCAACCATATTAAAGTATTCTTGTCCTTTGGAACTAATAATTTGAGATTTGATATTACGTTTTTCATCTTCCAAAGCTGGAGTGTCACCGTCGTAGCTTAAAGCTACACTCTTAAGAGTTTCTATAATTTCGATGTATCGTTCAATCATAGATACAATGTCACCAGTGTCCTCGTTCAATTTTTTACGTAGAAGACCCAAGTGTTTTTGAAATGTTTCATCTACTGGTCTTTTTAATCCACCATCTGTATAAAGTATGTCTAATACTTGTTTAAAGTTTTCATCACTCCAATTTGGAAAGTTGCTTCTAATATCGGAATCTCCTTCTCCTTGACTCAAACTTACAAAATCTTTAGCTGAGATTCCCAAAGAATATGAACCTTTACCAAAATGTTTTATATATTGCTTAGCAGTATCTTTTACTACTTCATCTGATACGCCACTACCTTTTTTAACTTTTTTAACAATTTTTACAAACTCGTTTCCTTTCAATTCATAACCACTTTCTTTGAATTCATCCACCAATTCATTAAATGCAGGCGTACCTTTTTCAATATCTAAATCATCCAAAACGGTATCAACTTCAAATGAAGAGGCATAACCACTACTATTTTGATCTAGCCAAAAGCCTAGTTTAGCACCTATGGTGTCGTCGTCAGGCTCAAATAATCCTTCATTCAATTTTTTATTGAGAAGACCTAAATGTTTTTTAAATGTTTCGTTAAGTTTATTACTCATATAATATAAATATATAGAAAAATAAAAAACCCCACTAAATTAATAGTGGGGTTAGTGTTTTAATTATTTAAATGATTAATTATTTACTTATTAGTAGAGTTATTAAAATCATCAATAATACTTTCTATCTCCTCCTTCGCATTTTGTCTTCTGCCAAAATATTTTGAACTAGTAAATCTATGAACCGCAATCAACCTTTTTATTCTTTCAGCCTTCTCAGGATCACTCACTTTCACCTTTTCATACGCGTCTTCCCATTTTTTCCTCAATTGAATATTGTCATATCCTACCTTGCCGCTAAGTAATACAGCACCCGCAACAGCCATAGCTGTCAATATATCTTTAAAACCTTCATTTAAAAGATCAACATTTTCTTCAGACATAGATTCATTCAATCTTTTGTGTAGAAGAGTTAAATGCTTTTGAAATGTTTCGTTAAGTAAATTGTTCATATCTATATAAATATATACAAAAAATAAAACCCCACTAAATTAATAGTGGGGTTATTGTTTTAGTTCTTTAATACTTGAAATAGTAACTTCTTATATTCTTCCTTGCCCAATGGACGATTATCCAAAATTTTGAACAAAAAAGCCGCACGATTGGTATTACCATAAGCTGAAATTACTTGTTCAGCCTGTAACTTACGAGTAGGTAGAGTCTTGAGTCTGTTATTCACAAAATCATTCATACCACTCACAATCAGATCCACTTCCTTCTTAGCATCACAAATACGGCTAATTGTACCTTTAATTTGCTCTGCTAACTCAAAATCAAAAGTGGTAAAGATATAGTTGTAGAAAGTCCGATAGTCAGGCATACCTTGCTCTAGCCAGACATCCAATACTTTTTCTAGTGAACTAAGTTCAGACTTTAGATGATGTAACAGGAGATATTTTGATGCTTTAATCTTATGAATAACTTGGTCATTCTTACTATATAAACATACACCCTCTTTATTCTGCCACTTATCTACAATCTGTAACATATCAGATATATCAGTAAAAGTATAGATTTCTGGACGAAGTAAATCATACTTCTTAGCCATAGCATCCAACATATCTTGTTGTGCAAGTGAATAGTTGATATGATTAATAAAACCAATCAACTTCCACATAGGTTCATCACCATACGATAGCACAATTTTATTGATTGGAGACAGCCATTCCCAAATGATAGAATAATCCCAAGTATCATTATTATCCTGCAACTTATTTAGAATAGTTGACTTGAATAGTTCCAACTCAAAACCATTAGCCAGCTTAGACGCATCAACAGTTCCACGGGTACGCAGAATATATTGTCCGTTATACTTGCTAACAATTAAAGTGCTACCGTCAAGTTTTTCAACAATAGTTGCATTCTTTAGTGAGTTAGGAACAGGAAAGTGATCAGGATTCTCACCCCAGTTGGTAAACTTAGGAAATGATGCACTAATAACTTCACCAGCATAATTCACAACCACACTACGCATGTGCTTGTTGTCTTGAGTCCACTTGGTGCCGATATGTTGAGGTTGAATCAAATAAACAATTTCACCATTAAGTGAATGTTCATGCACCATAAATTGGGTGAGGTCAACCTTTTCTATGTCAATCTTCATATGTCTAATTTACCACGACTTTACGGAAAGTCAACGAAAAATTTAGAACCAGAAGGTGGATTCATCATTGGTTGGACAGACACAATTTCGTCGGCAGTTATAGTAGGCATCACTTTATTAATAACAGGAAATATGACTTCTGAGAACGGAGGATTTTTCTTCCAATGACGATCCATCTTTTCACGTTGCTTTTTGGTTAATGGTCGCCACGTATCCCAAAGAATAGATTTACCATCTTTGGATATAGTTCCCCAACCCTTAAGAAAGTCATGGATACGCTGATTTGCGTATGTAGAAGATATACCAATAGTGTTAGCATTACACTTCTCACGATATCTACGATTATTTTTCATAAAATCAATTTATCAAGACTTTAAAGAAACTCAAGCCAAATATTTCAGAATCAAATAATTGCAAACTAGATGGTAGGTATTATCGCTTATAATGTATAGCCAAGTACTAATAAACTTGGGTCTAGCATCTGGATCGGTATTTTTCCAATCATCATAATAACCAGTTACATTACATTTGTCATATGATGGATAGGACCAGTCTGGACCTATACGATTTTTATACCACACAAAGTATTTGATAATACACCATCTGTCTTGAACGAAGTGGGTAGCAAATATTAGAAATAATGCCAATAAATTTTGGGTAAGCAACAAAAATGGTACAGTATATAACACACAATGAACCAAACAAGGAATGGATCGCTTGTTTTTGTTTAACGCCATCCAATCACTTTGAAAGTAATAGTCTGCTACTAAATGTACCAATAACTGTTCCATATAACCCAATCTTGTTTTTATCCAATTTGTAATGCATCAACAACATTAGCTTTAACTTCTTCATTATGGATGGTTGACGCATCCTCATGTTTGCCATAATACCATGCACTATGATAGTCAAGCACAATCTTGAGATTTTCAAAAGTGTCTACATCATTGTATCCACCTTCATAACCACGAACAACCACACGCAAATCTGGTGGGTACATTTGTAGTCGTTTAATCAATTGATTCACATTCATATTAATTAACAAAAGTTACATTTTCAAATCCAACAATCCAACCACCTTGCTTGGTAGCATTTTCACTAACAGTTACTTGATAAGTGTCTGGTCTAATTCCAGTAATGTAATGATCTTCATATTTACGAAGATTCTGTTTCGCATTAACCTTCTTACCAACCACATCCTCTGGAATGGTCAAAAAGTTTTCTTTAACCCATTGAGCAAACATTTCTCTTTCAAGAGAACTCTTCACAAAAAGAGCATCATCCAGAATATCTACTAGTTCAGTGTTTGGTTCAACATATTTGTAATCATGCAAATATTCAGCAAGTTGATAACCATCCAAATCATAATGACCAAGACACTCAATAATGTCGTCTTCATATGTCGAACGAGGTTCATTAAGACCCTCATCTTCATTCCATTTCTGGTAATTATCAACCAATCGTTTGAATTGGGTATTCGCACGATTGATGTTTTTAAGATCAAACTTAGGACGCTTTACTGCATCTTTTAGGTTCATATAGGTTTGTTCACTCATAAGTCTAGATTACCAAAGATTTATATTAAGTCAAGAGATTTCTGGACACAAAGTTGCGTCATACGCCATTGGTAAAGATGGATTTCTACCGTCTTCCCAAGGGAATTTACGACATACAGATGGATAAAATTTATGAGAGTGAATGGTACATTCATTATTTTTCCAAAATACACATCTGCCATTCCAAGTTTGAGTACGATATTCTTTTTTATCATTATCAAAAAATATGAACTCAACACCAAATTCTTTTAGTAAAGATTCACCCTCTTCATTTGACAAAAATGTTCCCCATTTACAACATACTGAATTATGAGGACACGTATTACATGGTAATTCCATTTTACTCATATCTTTGGAAGTTTGTAGTCTGGAATTTGACCGGGAAACCAAAAGAAATCCTCATCAAAACTATAGAAAAAGTTCTGATTAATTGCATGATTGTACGCTTCAATCACAATTCTATCATTTAATTGACGTTGTTTACCCCTAAATTCCATATGAGGATATTTAGATTTAATTTCTTCGGGAACGTGAATGTTCATAATCTGGGTTTGTTCTTGGTTTTCCACTTATCGTAATGACCGGGAAAATTACGTTCAATATTTGATTCAATTATCTTAGACGCTTTAGAATCTAAAATTTCAGCACCACAAGTGTCACAACGTTGAATTGTTACATCTTTGGTTACACAACTTCTTCCCCCACTTAATTGTGAGAAATAATTGACAGTAACATCTTTGTATGTTCCAGTCTCACATTCAAAACACTGTGATGGTCTAATATTCATTTTTCAGCAATCCAATCGTGAAATCGTTGTGGTAAACACATATACACAACAATCAATCCAATAGAAATAATTGTGGGAGATACATCCACTTTAAATAACTTATAAAGCAATATACTGGTTAACAATGATACTGACAAATTAATAAAAAATACTAAAAAGATTTTCATAGAAATATTGCTTGAATGCTTTTTAACTTACGATTCAATTCTTCATTATGTTTTTCTAACGCTTCGATTTTCTGAAGCAACCTAGCATTTTCTTTATGTAATGTATGTAGTTGATCCATCAAATCTCTTAAAATATCCGTATTACTTTCAAATTCCATATTATTCTACCTTTCCATATACAGTTTCAACATCAATATAATAATTGGGTAGTCCATATGGACGAATAGTAAACTTCCAAGTCTTTTCACGGTCCTTGAAGTTATAACCACTGATATAACCAATACCACGATTGGTATTTACCTTATCACCACAACGATACGGAAGAGGATTATCAGCCAGTACCTTAGCGAACAACTCATTATTATTGATCATAGATAAACTCTACCACACCTTTTTTTAAATGTCAAACACTTTTCCGTCAAAATATGCTTTACATCCTAAAATTCTATCAATGGTATGTACTTCTACTCCAGATTCATTAAACATTGTGAAAGTAGCATTGTCATGTCCCTTCCATTGTTCTCTTTGTGTTGAGTTACACAAATCATTGAATTGTTGATGTATATAAACACATTTGATACCACTTTGAATTATACCCCTAGCACAATCTGCGCATGGAAGCGCATTGGTATAAAGAATTGCGCCATCGGTGTTTATACCGTACTTGGCAGCTGCGTAAATTGCATTACGTTCGCCATGTTCATACCACTTGTATTTTTCTGGTCTTTCGTGACGTAATTCATTTTTGTCATCTACTCCAATAGGAATACCGTTGTAGCCTGTTGAAATGATACGTTTGTCTTTTACAATAAGAGCGCCAATCTTGGTCTTGGGATCTTTGGATTTACTAGCAACCCAATAAACTCCTTGCAAAAACCATTCGTTCCAGTCTGGAGGTGTATAATTTAATCCCATAGTTGTTGATAATATTCAGCGAACAATAACATTCCTTTTTTACGACGTTCTTCTAGTTCTTCATTTTTCTTCAGATATTCATCCCAAGCTTGTTTTTGTTCTGGTGTTTTTTCACGTTTGATATTTTTAAAGTAATCATCCATATTGTCAACTTCATATCTAAACATAGGAGTTGGATTGAACTTTTCTTCATCATGCATATATTCAAATGTCCAAATCAATTCATCCAATATTTCATTCCATCGTTCAGGTGTAATATCTGGTGGGTATGTATGAACATTGATCTTCTTGAAATGTTTTAGTCTGGGTAGAATAAAATTTGTAAGTGTCCAGTCCAAACTCCAACATTCACTATCACTTACACCATAACGCATACGTTGATAGGTACTAATAATCCATCGTTTTACATCATAATATTTGTAATATACACGCCATCCATAGGCAATATGATCCAATATCCAATCGCCATATTTGTTGGTTCTGTACCAAGGTTTCAATTCAGTAGCTTCAGATTTTTCTAAGCTTTCGTTGATTTTTTTAGCGTTGAGATCCATATTATTATATTATATCATAGTATATTTGACTGTCAAACAAAAACCCCACATTTTACTGTGGGGTGTGTGATGAATAAACAAACAAATAAAATTATTGAACGTTCTTCAAACCAGGATGTGCTTTGTGCCAAGGCATTTCGTGTACAACAGTACCTTGTCCTTGATTCCACTTTGAATCTTGATGAACTGGTTGTGGTTGTTGTTGTGCTTGTGCCATTTGTTGTGCGGCTAACATAGCATTTGCTGCGCCTGGATTGTTGCTGGTAATACCAACTACTGGATTTTGTGTTTTGATTCCCAAATAAAGACCTGACATAATGTTATACCTTTCTTTAAGTATAACTATCAAGCTTTGGCTTCATTATACACAAAATTATCACTGAACATAGAATATAAATAATCGTGATGTTTGTCTTCTAAAAGATACTCTCGTATATCAATTATACGACGGTCATCATCACAATGACATTGCATATAAATCTTATCCCGTTTTATTTTAGCTGCGGTGTCACAATAGTTACAAGTAATTTGAAGGTCGTCCATATACTTTAAAATATCATAAACAATGCAAAAGTAAAGGGATGTCACAGTTACGTAACATCCCTCTGTAATTTGTTACAAATAAACCTTTATTACTTACAGATCTATGTAATTTTTTAACTCCAACTTTCCATCGGTCATTACAAGATACTGATTCATATGACAATCAATACAAATATTATTTGCATCTGTAATATTAATGTATCCTTCACTATTGTGTTGTTTAGCTCTACCAGTTTCCCATTGACTAGTATGACCCACAATTTGTTTCAAATCATCAATAGGACTAAACTCATGATCAAAATCACACCAAACAATGCCACCAGTTCTATTCATACCGCCTCTACTACGTCCAACTTGATAAAACCAATGAAGATCATTTGAAAGCAATTTGGAAGATGCTTGTTTTGACTGTTCATCAAGATAATTAAATATATCCGTGTTAGTTTTAATCTGTGGAGGTAATAGTCTAGTATCCAATCCAGCGTGGGTTAGTAGAATATCATCCAACACAATAAACCAATGAAACTTGTTACGAACAGTTCCACGATCTTTACCTAATGTTTCGTCAATAGTTCTATATTTCCATTCTTCATAACCACTACACATCGCACTTTCATTGTAATACAGATAATGTATATCGTGGTTACCAAATAGAGTATAGTTCTTTGGGTTGGGTAGAAACGTGTCTCTTAGATATTTTGTAGTAGCTTCGTAATGAATTGGATCATCATATACAAAGCTATCATACCAATCACCCAAAACAATGTTGATATCAGCATCCTCTTTAGTGAGGATCTTATCAAGTTTATTAATATCATTGTGTGGATCAGCAACAATGACAATCTTCTTTTTATCTGAATTAAAATTTAACATAACCTATGTTAACAATTAACTAATTAAAAGTCAAGTGTTTTGTTTTTTACTTTGGTGAGTAACCATCTTACCATATCATATTTGGTAGATGGTTCTCCGTATTTTTTAATTTTATAGTATTCCATTTCCAACTCATATAGTCTTTGAGTTGTATCTAGTTTTTCAGACCATTTGGGATCTGCAAGAGAATTATCTGTTTGTTTCTCTAGTTTCTCCAAACATTCCACTAAAAACTCATATTCTATTTTGGAAAGAATTACTTTTTTCACTTCTCAGTTGATTTGGATTTCTTTTTATCTCCCCAATTAATTGAGTCGTAATTTTTATCGTATTGTTTTTTATTGGTTGGTCTGGGTTTGCTCCCCTTGCCGTTCTGGTTGCTCATAAAATAATTGATATCCTTGTTCTATTGTTTCAAAAAAAGTTCCCTTGCTATACATTTCACTAGCGATTGATGTATCACTTTTGAGATATTGAGCATTAACGTTTTTCAAAGTAAATGATCCATTTGTTTCATCTGTTTTTTCATATCCTACAAATAGAATACTGAAATTTTTCTCATGAAGCACATCATCGAATGCTCCATCGTAGTTTTGGATATATACAATATCTTTTTCACTCCACTTATTATCAATACGAGGACATACACATAGTCTGTATTGATTGTCAATGAATGCTTTAAATACAAAAGCATTTGGTTTAGTTAGTTTATTCATATTTTTCAGCACATTTACCGCAAAGTTGACCAACACCTTCTACATAGTGATATCGATAGTCAATATGTTTGTCTTTGGGTTCATTTGTTTCAACACCACATACAATACATTCTTCCATTTCAGATATTACTTTAAAGTCACCATTGGGTAATTTTTCAATTTTATTATTCATAATTTATTTCCACAAAACTTGTAATATAACTATTAATGCACTTAATGCAATTAGTGTCAATGTTTTAATACTTATTTTTTCATTAAAATAAATATGTGTCAATATTGTAAACATAACTATACCAATACTAAATGTAAAAATTCTATTTGGCCACATTTTTCCATTAAAATATTCTGCTAATAATTTTGTAGCATATATTGATAACAATGTACTAGGCACACTTAACCATATCAACCACATTTCATATTTTTTATAAAATGAATTAATAAATTGTCCGTAAATTTGATGCCAACCAATAATATAAACAAATACTAATATTGACAGTGCAAATAACAACTTAATCATTTTGCCCTCAAAATTGTATTATACTTGTTTACTGAAAGCTTACACAATATGTTTCCTTTACCTACTTTAGCATAAGTATTTTCTTCAATATGAACCAAATCATCAGACTTGATATTTTCACCCTCTTTTAACTTGGTATACTTTTTAATATCTTTATCTGTTAATTCAACAATATTATCAGCGCTCTTCATATTCTCCTCTCATTTCTTTATAGGATATTTTATTAAACATTAAAGCGTCACCAATATGAATCATTTGCTCTGTTCTAGTAGCCCAAGGATGTCTAAGTGCAAAGACAATACTTGCAATAGCGAAATAAAACAAAAAGATAACTATACACCCACTAGCAATGTCTTTAAACAGTTTTGTTATACGATTCCACATAACTAATAATATTTTGTTTACCCACGGGATTCATAGAGTGTACTACATACGGAGGATGTTTAACACCCTTCTTCATACAATAATCCACAAGCCATTTTGCAGCGTCATATCCAGTCTTTTCAGTATATGAATCGTATGGAATATCATCACCTTGTAAACCATGTCCATAATGAATATCATTTAAATCGTGATCGTAGCAAACAAACTTAGGAAGTCCTCGTAGTGTAATTATGTCTACGAACTCTTGATAGTTTCTTACCACTGAATAATGTTGATCTTTTGGGACATTAACCCAAGTTACATGCGTTGGAATGCGCAGGTCATCCAAAAATAAATTATACATATATTATCATTTTTTAATTTTCTCTTCTAAGTATAGAGTATATCTAGCTTGTTGTCTACAGTTAACTAGTTTAGAACCTAAGAAATCTGCTTTAATGACGCGAATACCTTTTGAACCATATTCGTTCATTATAGTTTCTAATTCTTCGGTAGTAGATACATTATGTATTCTAACGCTATATTTGTATTTCATCTGCTTGGACGTACCAAACTGCTTAAATCTGGTACAGTATAACCTTGTTTAATTAGTTCACGGGTTTGTTTTACAAGTCGGTCAAAATAAGCCAACTTCATCTTAATTTCTTCTTTTTCTTTCTTGGTCTGTTTTTTCATACAGCTACATCAAACTTAATTGTTGGATGAAACTCATAATCTAATAATTTGATATCATCATACTTGAAATCAAACAGTGATTTAACTTCTGGATTCAACCAAACTCTAGGTAGTTTCTTTGGTTCTCTAGTTAATTGTAACTTCAATCCGTCAATGTGATTTACATAAATATGCGTATCACCCATTGAATGCGTAAACATACCTGGAACCATATTAACAGTTTGCGCAATCATAGCAGTTAACAGTGCATAACTTGCAATATTAAATGGCTTTCCAAGTGCAGTGTCCACGGATCTTTGGTATAACAAACAATTCAAACGACGAGTTGGAATATTGTCCTCGTTCAGTTTTTGAATGATCCACACATCAGATTTAGGAAGATTTACAGGACCAACTTGTTTCTGTAAAATCTCAACTCTCTCTTCCAAAGTCAATTCTTCTGTATGAAAGTGGAAAAGACAATGACAGGGTGGCAATGCGCAATGATCTACCCAGTGTGGATGCCATGCACTCACAATCATACGACGATCATCTGGATTGTTTTTTAACTTTTCAAGAACTTTTGTAATTTGATCAATTCTTCCTAGAAAAGTTAATGGTTCATCTCCACAATACGTTCCCTTTGTTCCTAAAGATTTGAATTTTGGCATCGTTGATGGATCAGTTTTATCAACAATTGTAAAAAATGGAAAATCCCGCCACATTCTACCATAAGTTCCTTCACCCAATTCACCCCATTCCTTAGCAAATTCAACATCGTTTTTGATTCGGTCAATGAATTTATTTTGTTTTTCCTGTATTGATTTCTTTATACTATCAACCACATCAAAATCTTCTGGTTCTAACTTGGAAGCCAATACTCGTTTTTCTTGATTAGACAACAATAATTCATCTGCTAACATTAATCCACCCAATCTTGGTTTGACTTTCTGATAACGAGAAAATGCCCATTCATTCCAAATACGAACATTGTTATCAACCAGATACTTGATGTTGGTATCTCCACTGATAAACCAAAGCAATTCGTGAACAATTGCTGGCCAATGAACTTTTTTGGTGGTTAATAGAGGAAATGCGTTTAGATCCACATTGTATTTGGCTTGAGCACCAAAAATACCAATGGTATCTACACCAGTTCGGTTCTTTTTAAGTCTTCCGTTT